TAGGTGACTCAAAATCATCACTTGTTGATGTTGTCTTAGGTTTTTTAGGTGCTCCAAAACCACCACTTGTTGATGTAGGTCTTTTAGCTGACCCAAAACCACCACTTGTTGATGTGGTCTTAGGTTCCCCATAACTAGTTAATGATGGTGTACTATTAAATAAACCTAAACCATTTTTAACTGATGATGTAGTTTGTTTAATATCATCAACCATTTTATATGGTTTCTCAATAAAAAAATATAATCTATTATTTTAGACACTAAATTTCAATTTTGTTCATTTTTTACACTAAAAAGTTAACTCTTTTTTGATTAAGAACTACTTTAACATCGACAAACAGGACAGTTTTGTTTCATAATCATCTTAATAGGATAACAATTGTCTGCACAAATAAAATGGGTACATTCAAGTGCAACTAGATTTCTTTCTTCACAACAAACTGGACATTGGTCGATTATATTAAAATGTTCAGTTTTTAGCTTATTAATATAGTTATTTGTAATGATATCCTTTGGAAATGGATTTGAATCTCCATAAATAACCTGATTAATAATAGCACCACCATGTTTTGTAAAATCGATAGGTTCAAAATCAGGATTTTCACTAATAACAGTTTCATAAATATGTTTAGCATCAGAGATATCATATAACATAATGCGATTAAGCATGTAATTAGTAACAACCTTGTTAGATTTGTTTTTTACAAATAATGTCCTCCAATATTTATCAATTGGATTGGAAATATTCGGCTTTGACGATGTATTATCTTTATGAATCTGGTTAACAATATGACAATAATTATCACATCCAGCTTCAGCTAGTTTAATAAAATATGTCATTGCCTCATCATCTTTTTTGCAATTATAATAATATAATGCCTTTTCTGAGATTGCTTTAATATTATTTGGATCTATTGATAGAACATTATCAATAAGTGATATACGTATAACTTGAAATAGATCAAAACCAAGTTTATAATACTCAATTGAAGCATTAATAAATTCTTCATCTGAATCATGTTTTTCAATTAATTCTTCAAGCTGACTAATACGACTATAAATAAATTTGCTAATTTGATTTGGAGTTGTATTAAGTTTTAACTTAGAAAATGGAGTAGTTAGTTCTGGAGGATTTGGTGGATTTGGTGGATTTGATGAAATTATATTACCAAATTGTTCAAACCCAGGTATATTAGAAAATAACTGTAAAATATTACTAGGATTATTTCCAATATTAGTTGTTGAAGGTATACTTTCTATAGTTGTATTTCTAAATAAACCATAGGAATTATTAGCACTCATGTTTAAAGTTTTTAAACTCAAAAAAAAAATATTATTTATTATCTTTTGTATTAAATTTCAATTTTGTTCATTTTTTATAATAAACAACTAACTTTTTTTAATAGATTAATACCATTAATATCAGAATTAGTTTGATATAGGACTTTATAAACATTTCCCTTATCAATTTCTTTAGTTACTTTACGACTACCTAACATTCTAATACAATTATAAGCTTGTGTATCAATAAATTTATCCCATTTAATATGTCCTAGAGAATTATTTGTTAAAAGAGCTTGTATGACATCTGTAATTAGTTCTTGACATTGTTTAATATCAACAATTTTGTCATAACAATGAACATGTAATCCAGTTTTAATAATATCTGTCAAGATGGAATCATTTCCAGTAACATAAATTTCTTCACATTTAATAACAGATTTAATAACATTTACTAATTCTTCAATTTGTGTAAAAGGAAGTTCATCCTCATAATCAATATCCAAATAAAATCTAAATTTATCTCCAGGTAATTCTGTTAAATACTTAGGTTCATCAGTTGGACTACCTGAAATACCACTATTTAAATAGACAGTATAAAATTCATCTAGTCTATCATTTGGAATGTTAACAAATTTAACACCCATTCCATTAACTTTCATCCACATATGTGTTTTGTTTTTAGTTTTTACACTAGTAATTAATTTATTATCAGTTAACCATTTAATAAATGATAATTGTAATAAATTAGGGTCAGATTCATGATGCCAATATGGTTTGATTATTTTGGCATTTTCATCTTGTTCCCAACGATTATACATATTAATACTAACTTTCGTATCAATTTGATGTGTACTACGTTTTCCCATATCAATTGCTTGTTTTTTGTCAGAACATTCTATTTCTAAAACAAGTACTTTATATTTATGTTTACCAGCTAAATCAATGTATTTTTGATATTCTTTTAAGGTAGAATTGGTATTATCAACAATAATAGTATTATGTTTAGAATTTAGAAACATTTCGACACTTCTTAAGCAAAATTTATGGGCATTTTCCAGTTGATTTATATCAAAGATATATTTATCATCTCTCATAAAATATAAATCTGCACTACAAATTCCTACTAATTCATCACCATATTTTTGTTTTATTATTTTAGATACAGTTGATTTACCACTTCCAGATAAACCTCTTATAATAACAATAGTATTATCAAAATTAATTTCTTCATTCAATAAAATATCATCAGATGTAATTTCAGCATAATATTGACTTGGTTTGTATATAATATTTGCTTTATCTACTAGACGAACATCCATTAATCTAAATCTTATATCATTATCTTTATGATAACTATTGTGTTTATCATTTCTAATAATTTTTAATTTAGACTCTATTTCTTTCTGTCTACCCATGGTTATTGTCAATTTACGGTCATTATTACGACCAGTACTTTCAGAACGCATAAAATGATTCTGAGCATATCTATGGATAATTAGGCGATGTGTTGATGTAAGTTCCTGTGATTTAAATTTAAGTGTTTCACCAGGTAATGATTCATTTTCAAAATTCTTAATCTTATCTTTAACTCTTTGAGGTAAACCCGTAAGTTGATCATTAATATACATTACTTCGACACCTAATACGCCAACTAATTTAATATCATCTTTTATTTTATCATAATTATTATGTGGAATATCAGATATATTTTTTGTCATTACATCATTAATAGTTGATAATGTAATATGACCTATACCATAAATACTTTTAACTAATAAAGATTCGTGTTTATCATCACAATAATAACCCAAACAATTAATTTCAATATGTTGTCCAATTTTAAGTGATGATATATAACGTTTATCTGGTTCATATTTTAATGTGATATGGTCACAACTAATACGATTATGTTTACAATATCCTAAATCTTTAATCTTTTGTTTAGATTCTTTAGATAAGAAGACTCCAGTATATACAACTTGCATTGGTTTGTTTAAATCATGTTGAAAGTTAAAGACAACATTATTAGTTTCTTTAACATACATATTGTTACTATTCATATGAATATATTTAGAATCAATAAAATCTAAATCTTTATTAATTACTGAATATTTTTCAATTAATGTATTATATATATTTATTAGAACTAATGCGTCTTTGGCACCATAATCAACTTGTTCAGTTGTTAATGGTCTTATATTCCATTGTGACATTGTAATCTTTTTATTTTTATTAATTGTTTGATCAATCAATAGTTGACATGTTAAATCTAATGATGGTACTTTAAATGACCATACTTTTTCATAATTTTCACTAATATGTTTCTGTATATCAAAAACATTAATAACATCATAGTTGAGTCGATTAATATCATCGTCTAAACCAAAACCAATTTTTAATATAGTTTTGTCTTGTAATAATGATTTAACAAATCCAAATTGTTTTTCCAGTTCCATATCAAATAGATAAACTTTAGTATTAGTACTAATTTGACCCAAACTTACACCTCTACATGTTGAATATGGATTCCATTCAAAATCAATACCAATTATTTTAGGTTCATTATCTTCAAATATAGTATAAATATCAGATAGATTAACTGATTTCATATGAGAAATATAATCATATATTCTAGAGTCAACTAGGGTTTGATGACATAATATTGGATTTTGAATAATATAATTGTTATAGTTTTCTTTTGTTTCTAACTTAAATTTAGAAGGGACTTTATCCATAACTCTTTTTAATTGATAAATAGTATCATTATATGAAGTATGATGAATAAAGATACCACCTGAATTAATCCAATTCTTTTTATGTGAAAGTGTATCATCAATTAGAATCTTTCCTTTACCAGAGTATTCATATTTTTTAAAAGATTGACATGTAATTACATTAACATCTCCTAATTTTGATTGACACCACTTTTTTTTACTTTTGATAACCTTATTTTGACATGACATCGATAATCCAGTTAAAATACTGGGTGATTTTCCATAAATGTCTTTAATTGAAGTCCATAGTTTTAATCCATCTGGCATCCAATCAAGTGATTCAAAAAATGTGTCTTTAGATAGAATACGTTGCCATAATTTATTAATTGGTTGGTCTTTTGGTAAATAATGTGTTAATTCTTCAACACCTTTTACAAAATCAGCTAAGACACCATCTAAATCACAGAATATCTCAAATGGATGATTCATATTAAATTTATGTCTCATCTTAACAATCCCTTCATATTCTAATGCTTTATTCATTGCATATTGATATTCTGATAGTTTATATTCTACATCTACTGGAACTAAGACACCTGCAAAAGTACCACGAGGAACTGTATTAGAATCTTCTAAACCATATTGAACTAATAACAATGCAAATTCTTCATTACCATAATGATTATCATATATTGTACGTGTATTAGGTTGCAAGTCAATTCTTAAATCCCAAATATTATATTTTGTGAATTTTTCCCACAAGCCTTTAATTTTTCCTTCATCTGATTTATATTTGTTAGGTATTGTTAGTTTAATATTTATAGTAACTTTTTTGCTACCTGTTAATTGAGTAATTTTATTTGGTAAATATTCATTTACTAAATGATGTTTAATATCATTATTTAAAAGTTCATCATTAAATGTAATTCCAGTTTTAATTGGATCAGTAAAATGTTTATTATTAATCCAAAATGTATCTAATATATTTTCAACATACGATGTACGATTAATTTTAGTTAATCCATACAAAGTATTACAAATAATATCCATATTTATATAGATGTCATTATCCTTCTTTTCAAAAGTCTTAGATGGCCATCCAGATTCATCAATAATAGCATCAATATTAGATGAATCTGTAATTGTACATTTAATAATATTATACCAATCATAAAGTTTATTGGCTAACCATTCTAAAGCATGTTCAATTCGAGTTCCAAATTGATATAGATTTTGATATGAATCAGACTCACTTTTTAAGTATTTAAGTACATCCATTTTGTTTTTGATTTTATTATTGAGAAAATGTCTAAATATATAATCTTTTGGACAATCTTTAATATCACCATAACGTTGAATATATTCAGCTAAAAAGTTATTATTACCTCCAAAGTAATTAGATTGGGTAATACATTTGTACCAATTAGATTTAAGTTTGTATTTTTTATGGTCGGAAGTTGAAATAACAACACCTTCTTTAAATATCCAAGAGTTAACATTTGATAAGTTAATATCTTTATAAACAAAAGGTATTGAAATATCTAGATTATTATCTTGACAAATTTGTTCAATATCTTCGTATTTTCCAGTGATGTTATCACGGATAGCTAATAAAGTTAATGATGATTCATTATATGTTATTATACCAACACTTCTATCTTTTTGACAATATTCATATAGTGGTGTTAAATTTTTATTAAAACACCAATTATTCAGTTTAATAATGTCAGGTGTTATACATTTATGTTCCATTTCAATATCAACCCTTCTAGTTGCCCAAATAACTGAACAAGAATCAAGATTAATTGGTGAAACCAGTGAACCATCAATCTTATCATAAATAAGACAATTTTCAACATTTATGTTATCTAATGATGATTCTGGTACCTCTCCAATATTAAAGAATTTATGGAATCGTCTAGATAAGACTTTTCCAGTAACAGAAGATACAATAAGACCTCTTAATTCCCTTAAAACACTGGATTCCCAATTATTAATTGGAGGGTACTCTATTTTATTGGAATAATCAAATGAATAATATCCATATTTAGAATATGAAATAATAATATTTTCATATTTTCCAGCTATTTTTTTCAATAATGGTAAAACACATCCATCTAAATAAGGATATGTTTTTTGGAATAATTGTTGTGAACATATCTCATTGCTTAATTTTTCAGTTGGATTTAAATTACTGGAAAATGTTATCATATTAGATATTGGTTCAGATTCAATTGATTTTAGATAAAAATATCGTGGTGCTTTTGCATATTTATGAAGTTCTTTATCATTTAATTTATGTGTTCCTCCAATATAATCTTCACCTTTAGAAACTGTAATCATAATACCATTAGTTAATAGTTTATCTAAATCCATATTTGGTTTAATTTCTGTACCAGGTGTCATAGTGGTACTACCCTTTCTGACAAATAATCTTATTTTTTTTTTATTATATTTTAATGCAGCTGCTGCAAAGTTAATTAATTCTTTATAATTTGAGTTAATTTTTTTCATTTTAATCGCTTTAGGGTTTTTAGCGAAAATGTTTGTTGTCAATTCTACTCTGATATCAGGCATTATAGATTGATTAATAATTATTAAGATTCCTTAATAATTTTGATTTTTCAATTTTATATACTATTTAAAATTGAAAAATCATAATAATTTAAAATTAATAAAAATATAAATATAAAATAATACTAAATGTTTACTCGTGTAGGAAAACATAATTTTAATAAAATAATGACAATACCTGAGGCTAAATTCAATACTTATTATGCTAAAAAAGATATTTCACCAGACAAAATAGAAGAGCAAAAAAAGAGACATTGTATACATGATGGTTCAATAGATATTTTTCCAGGTTTTGATTTTGGTAGAACAAGAAAACAATTACAAGACCTACAAGAAACATTAAAGCCATTTAATATAGTATTAAAACATCTAAAGGGATGTTGTTTTACTAATGATAAGGGAACAATTGTAAAGAAGTTTATTGCATATGATGATACTGAAACGATAATATGGTATATTTATAATTCAATTAGTCCAGGTAGTGGACAAAATAAAATAATAATTGGTGATTATAAACAAAATTTAACACTATGGATGTCAGCTACATTAAATATTAGAAAAGATATTATTGGTAAATATACAGATTTACAACTTAATTCATTAAATGATAATGATGAATTATCAGATGAAGATTAATTATTTTAATAGTTTAATATTTTAATTAATATAAATTTAATTTATTATTTTTTAATTATAATAATTAAAAAAATGGAAAATTATAATATTATAGAATCAGTTGATAATAGAATTATGATAGGTAATATGTCAAGAGATAATCCACTTAAACTGAAAATACCAAGGTATATTACGATACATGAATCAGCAAATAAAGAGTTATATAATGAATACAAAAAAAAATTTATAGAGAATGCAATATTATATGAAGGAGATCCAAGTAAACATGATATGAAACATTATACTAATAAAATGGAACAACTACAAAATTCTGTAAAACAATTTGGTTTATTAATAAACTATATTTGGTATTCAAAGACACAACAAGGTACTAAAATTATAGGTAAAAGTTCTGATGAAAACATTATGTGGGTTGTTAATACATGTTCATCATGGGGAGGAAATCATATATATATAAATAAACATAAAATCAAATTATCAGAATGGTTAAAGATGAATGATTTAGAGAGAAAAGATAAATTTGAGTCTTCAATGGGTTATAATACTTGAAAATAACAAATTTTTATTTTTAAAATTTTTTAAAATTGATTAATTGAAAATTCTATAATATTCAATTTAAGATAATATTATAGAATGCTTAAAGTTGTTAAAGGATGTTTGGTATTGATAATACCAAAAACAGATATTGAAGAATATTTAAAGTTATATGAGGATAAAGTACCAGAGGAATATAAAAAATATAAAATTAAAAGAGATGGGGATAATTATCATATAACCATTGTATCTAGTCAAGAAAAATTTGATAAAAATAAAGAATATAATATTGAATCTAAATATTTGGTGTTAGGTTTAGGAAAATCAAAAAAAGATGCTTATTATTTAATTATTCATTTTCCAGAAGGTGATAAAATTAGAAAGGAATTGGGGTTAACTTCATGTGATTTTCATATTACTCTTGGATTTAATCAAAAAGATGATCATGAATCATCAAAGAATGTATCAACATTAGAAATACCATATATAAAAAATATAGACAAAGTATTAAATATGAAAAGTCCTAATATTACTAAATGGAGTCGATTACTGGAAACTATTATTAAAACAGATTTGTATTCTAAATCATCATTAAAATCAGAAGATTGGTTATTTAGTTATGTAACAACTTTAGCGAATCAACAAAATTTCAGTGGTGTTAATACATATTTACCTTTATTATTAGATAAGAATCTAATAATGGGTCATTATATTAATTTAAAAATAAAAGAAGTTTATCAACAATTAACAGAGAATGAAATAATAGAAGTATATGAATCACTTAAGAATACAGTTATAGATGAAGAGATATTATCTAAGAAACATATTCAATATGTAAATACAATAATTAATATATTAAATAGTAATGTTGGTTATGAATTGAAAACTAAATTTATAATTAGAGATAAAAAGATATTTAAATTAACAGCTCCTAGAAATTTAACTAAAATAATAGTACCAAATGAATTAAAAGATAAATGTGGACATAATATAGAATTATATGCATCAGGTATGATATCACAAAATCATATTGAGTTTATTCAAGAATTTGGATTTGATATGGTTTTAAATTTAACAGAAAAACCAGGTAGTGTTCAGAAAGCAATACATAAAATTTATCATAATGCTCCTATAGATGATAGAAAACCACCAAGTATGGAACAAATGTATCAAATAGTAAACAATATGGATTCACATAAAAAAGTAATAGTTCATTGTGTTGGTGGAAAAGGAAGAACAAATACAATATTAATAGCTTATTTAATATGGAAGTATGATATTTATTATAAAAAAGCTTATAATATGGTTATAAATCGTAATATAGTTTTAACTGAACCTCAGGTTAAATTTTTAGCAGAATTTGAGAAAAATGAGATGAAATATAAGGGAATACGAAATATCAAAATAAATAATAAAATAAAACCAGATGTAATTATGATTATTGGTTTACCTTGTAGTGGTAAATCAACATTCTCTCAACATTTAATGACACATTGTCCAAATAATATGATTTATTTAAATCAAGATGAAATGGGTCGTGGAAAGTATCACAAATCTCTAATGCAAAATTTAGATAAAAATATTAAAAATAATTTCAACATAGTACTAATTGATAAATGTAATACACATAATGATGAAAGGGAGGTTATATTAAGTATAGCTAAGAAAAATAAGTTAAATGTATTAGGATTATGGTTTGATATATCATTATCAGAAATTATATTAAGAGCTAAATCTAGAAAAGACCATCCTGTTTTATCTAGTCCTCAAAAAACGGAAGAAGTTATTAAGAGTAAACAAAAAGATTTTGTTGAACCAAGATTAAATGAAGGTTTTAAAGAGTTATTACATATGAAAGACGAAGACCAGATTAATGATTTATTGGTCAAGTGGGGTATACCAAGTATTAATTTATATCAATCGAATTATTTTAAGTTCCCAAGAACTCGTCATTTATATAGTTTAGGTTCAGCTCAACGTAATGATTTAATAATGACTCTTGATGAAGTTAAACAATTTCATAATATTGAATTATATATAGAGGAAAAAATAGATGGTGCCAATATAGGTATATCAATTGACCCAGAAACTCAAATAATAAAGTTTCAAAATCGTTCACATTATGTAAATGAATCGACCCATTTACAATTTAGTAAATTACCACAATGGGTAAATATGTATGGTCCCCAATTATATGAAGTAATAGAACCAGGAAGACATATCTTATTTGGTGAGTGGTTATATTTAAGACATACTGTACCATATAATGGTTTACCTAGTTATTTTGTGGTATTTGATATGTATGATAAAAAAGAAAAAGTGTTTTATAGTAGAAATAAAATAGAAAAAATACTAAGTAAAACAAAAATACCATTAGTACCATTGATATTTAACGGGAGTTTTAACAAAAAAGAAGATATTGTAAAATTATTAGAAAAAGATTCGACATATGGTAATACTTTAATTGAAGGATTATATATAAAAGTACCTAATGAAGACAATACATCTATCATTAGACGTGGTAAGATTGTTAGAAGTGATTTCTTAAGTGAAGATACAGACTTTTGGGACAAAAATACATCACCAAATGGTTTAATAGATGGTGTATATATTTAATAAAAATAAAAAATAAAAAATAAAAAAATTAATTTTTTTATTAAATTTATATATTTTTTAATACATTTTATTATATTCCATGGGTTACCATTTCATAAAAGAATTTGAATTCACCATTTTTATCATCAGGTAATAGATTTAGGTCTTCAGCTTTTAGTTTATCAAATTCATCTGGGATTGGATTACGTTTAAGTTCCTTTTTACATTCCATAACATTTTGATGGAATGAAAGGAATCTACTTTTTTTGTCCTCAAATATAATTCGTTTGATATCATCTTCATTAATTATATCTGATTCGTTTGCGATTTCCATAATTTGTTCGGATGTCAAATAAGGATTAGTTTTCATTAGATTTTCAATATATTGATTAAATTTTTCAATACGTTCGTTTTGTTCTTCAATAAAAGTTTTGCAAATGCAGGTGATTTGATAATCAATATCTATACCTTCTATAATATCAAGTTCAATTGAAGAAAGTTCCTCAACATTTGGTTCATAAAGATGTGAAGGATTCTTCAATAGAAAGTATGCACGTTTTGCCTTAATAATATTATCTTCATGAGATGGAAATTTTTTACCCATAATATCATTAATTTGCATAGGATTAGAAAGACGAGAAAGAATACGAAGCATACTTGCAGCAGCAATAATACCCATACCAATTTGAAGGTGATAACATAGCATTGCAAAATCATATACAGATTGAATTTGATTAGATGTTAATCCATTTGCAGTATTAAAAATATTATTTTCTTTTGCAAATTTAATAGTTTTTCGCTGAAGTTCTGTAAATAGTTTATCTGTGGAGAACTTATGATAAGTACCAACATAAGAGTTAAGTTTATCAATATCAGAGTCTTGAAATTCTGACATAACATCACGAATAAAGTTAAATAACATATATAGATTGTCTCGATAGTTAATTTCTTTGACACCATTAATAATATTTAGGTCAATATAATCAGAACCAGAATTTTGAACTAAATCATTTATAATTGGACCCATATATTTAACCATCTCCATAGTAATACCTATATTAATAACACTTAGTGTTTCTGGGATAATTGGAGTTCCATTTGTACGTTGAAGAAATACATCAAAGTTTTCTGGTCTAACGGTGTAAACATTGATATTGACATCTGATGTACTATTTTCATCATCAGAAGCATCATGTGACATTGTATTGTATTGTTCCATTTATGATATATTAGTCAGTTTATGACAAAAAAATACTATTTAGTTTAATAGTATTCTAAGCTTCAATTTTTATTGAAAAAGATAACGAGTATCTATTTTTGTTAAATTAATAATTTAAAGGGTTTTTATAAAATTTATAATAATAAATAATAAAGGACATTATAATTAATATTATAAATGCTCTATTCCAATTAATAGTTCTTTTAACAACTGGACAATGATTTTTAACTATAATTTTGATTGGTGGATTACTATGAGCAAGAATTGCTTCTTCAATATTAATAGTAGGTTTATTGAGATATTGATTGATAATATTATGCATATCAACTAACCATTTAACTAAGTTAGATTTAGTATTTAAGTATGGTCCAATAGGATGTTCTTGTAAATGTTTAGCATAGTGTTTTCTACATTTTAGACATGGAATAACATGTTGTAAATTAATAAAAAAATCATGATATCCTCTTTGTTCTATATATGATGGTTGATCTGGATATCCAAAAGTGATTAAATGTAAAACATACCAAAAACTGGGTCCCCAGATTTGTGGATCAAAGTTATATTGCATTTCTTATTATTAAAGACGAAATTTTTTAGTGTATCTCTCCATTTATAAATAAATAACTTTAAAACTAATATATATTAAAATTTATTTGACTTTTATCAATAAAACAACAATCATTTGTTTGACTAATAATAGGTGTTTTTATATATTCAATAACAGTAGACTCAGGATACCATTTAACATCTAATAATTTTGATTGTGATGATAAAAATGAATATAATGAATCCAATTCCGGTTCAGACCAATTGGATACGCAATCTGGATGACAATTACCAAAGGAATTATTACAAATATGAAGATGTGCTACTACATAATATTGAAACATTTTGTGTTTTTTTCCCTTAGGTTCTATATTTATAATGAATATATCACCCGTATAATATCTATATAACCAAAGGAAACTAAAGCTTAACTTAGATATAAGATGTGTTTTAATTTTTTTTAAATCAAGTAGAATATCTTCAGGTATATTATGTTTATCAACATCATCTATTTGACCAAGTTTAATATTTTTAACCATTGGTAACCAATCATGTATAAAATATTTAAGTAACATGTTTGTAATTTTGATTTGATAAGCTGTACCATTTTCAATAATAACTTCATAATTAATGTAAATATCCTCAATAATAATTCCTTTTTCCTTTGTATGAATAAATGGTCTATTAATAGTAATATATGTCCAACTCATTTCTTTAGCTAATTTATTAATATCAGGAAGTGACATATTAAATATATTTGTTAAATTTATGAAATCAACAGATGTGTCATTCCATTCCGAAGAGTAAATAAGTGTATTATCTTCATCATTACGTCTAATTTCGAATTCATATAAGTTAGATTCTATTTTATCAACATCAAATGTAAAATCTATTTTATTAAGTGTATCATTTCCAACTATGTCAAAATAATGGTATAATGTAGAATATGTAGAATTATTCATTAATAATTCTTTTTCAATAATAACAAATGAACAGTCTAACATTGACATATCAAATTTGTCTTCATAAAACATGGTTATGTGTGTACATAAAAATATACACATACTTAATTGGGTCTATTTCTTCAATTTTATATAATAAATATTAATATACTATAAATATTAAATAGAAACATATGTTAATAACTGAGCCTAAAATAATATTTATTCATATTGAAAAAAATGGAGGTACAAGTATTGAAAAATCATTATTAGAAAAATATACTGATAAAGTTTATCCATTAAAAGCAAGACATATGACAATATTAAAATACAATTCAATCTGTAAAATAGATGAATATTTTAAATTTTGTATTATTAGGGACCCAATTGAAAGAATTTGGTCTATGTATAATTATGATATTACAAATAATATATGGAAACGTAAATATTATGATATAGTACCTCGTAAAAAACAATTATTTTATTATAAATTTACGGGTCCAGGATTTAAACCAACTATGACTGGTTTTATTAATTATATTAATGAAATTCATATGGAAATTAAAATATATCAAAACAGATTTATGAAAATTAATAATATTAAAACATTAAATTATCAAAATATAATTAAATTTTATAGATGGTATTATATACAAGTTCATTCAAAAACAATGAGGGACCATACATTTAATGGTAATAAGTTTATTGCTAAATCACAATTTATAATGATGACCAATAATGATGGTAATATATTAGTCGATAAGATATTAAAACTGGAAAATATAGACGAAGATTATAAATTTATTATGAAGAAATTTGATGTTCCATCATTACAAAAATTAAATACCACTAATAAACTTAAAAGGGTAACAAACAAAAATTATTCTAAAGATAATGTAAAGAAGATTAATATGGAAACAAAAATGAAGATTTGTGAAATGTTTATATTAGATTATATTACATTTGGTTATGAAATGCCTTTTAATGAATTATTACCAAAGATATAATTTTATTATTTTTGAGATAAAGACACTTTGATAAGTTAATCCAGTATTATACATATTTTATGGATAACGAATATAAGATATATTGTGGTAATTGTGGCAAATTGGGTCACACTTATAGAAAATGCAATGAACCCGTTACAAGTACTGGTATTATTGCTTTTAAAGAAAATTCAGACTATAATTTAGATAAATTATTTTTGGTGTGTCGTAAAGACAGTATAGGATATAGTGAATTATTGAGAGGGAGATATGATATATATGATAAAAAATACATTAAAACAATGTTGGAAGTAATAACACAAAATGAAGCTAAAAAAATAAGAACATTAAATGATTTTGAGAAACTAAGATTGGACTTAGGTATTGATTTAACAAGTAAGCAATATAAGAATGAATATAATGATGCGAAGATTAAGTTTAATATATTAAAGAAGGGGGTAATGGATTATAGTTTAGAATCTATATTAAATGAAATTGGTGAATTTTGGGAGGAACCTGAATGGGGATTTCCCAAAGGAAGACGTCATTTAAAGGAAACTGATTTAGAGTGTGCTGAACGTGAATTTCAAGAAGAAACTGGTTTTAAGACTGATGATTATGAAATAATGTATAATGTTGCTCCATTACAAGAATATTTTATTGGTTCTAATAGTGTTAGATATAAACATGTTTATTTCTTTGGTAAAATAATAACAGATAGAGATCCAGGTGTAAATCCTGATAATATGGACCAGATATGCGAAGTTGGCAATGTTGGATGGTTTTCATACAATGATTCATTGATGAAAATTAGACCATATCACAAGGAAAAATTAACAGTATTAAAAAAGGCTTTTAGTATTATTAGGGCTAAAAAGTTTTATTTTGGTGAATTTAAAGAGTAATTATATCATTATTTTTCATTAATCTTTTCAAGTAATTTCCAGGTAATTATTGAATTATTATTAAGAAGACTTAAATAGTATTTCAATCTAATATTTTTAAATATTATTATATTATTATATTATTATAAATGGTAAAAACAAGTTCAAAATCTGTTAGAAAAAGAAATTCAAAAAGATTAAAGTCTGTTATAAAAAGAAATTCAAAATCTAAGGGAAAAAACTCAAATCCTAAAAAGTTAAGTAATAAATCTAAGAAAAAATATAAAACAAAATCTAAAAGAAGCCTAAAGTCTAAAAGGTTAAATAATAGAAAATCTAAGGGTAATCATTTACAACATATCGGAGGTGCAATGTTAAAGGAAGGTGATATAACAGATTATTTTAGTTATCAACATATATTAGGTGAATATAAATATAAAAGTGATATAGTCTACCGTGAAAATCAACCTGTAATTGCATTAACAAAACAAATTACATCTGGTGGCAATATTGCTAATTTAGGTAGTTTAGAAGGTAATTTTAATAATCTAAGTTCAATGTCTAGTGAAAAGTATTATAAAAAATTAGGAGAGATAATTTCTGTTTTCAATAAAAACAACTTTATATTTAATAAAATTAAAACGGTTGTTTCTCGTATTAGTCTTAGACCTAATACAAATAATAGATATTTCTACTTAATATTAATAAATAGTAAAACTGACCCTTCAGAAAAAATTAATCATAATATTATCTTACTGTATACAGAAACAAAATTATCATCTGATGAGCTTAGTATTATTAAACAAGGCTTCACTACATTTATAGGAAACAATGATAGACAATATAAATTTATGATTAATGCTTTTAACAATTCAGTTAATTTATCAAAACAAGAGTCAATACCTAAATTTTTAAGAGAAAGAATAAAGGGTGGAATATTAGTTAGTAATATTACTCATATTCAATATCAAAGTCGTATAATAAATTTATCTTATCATAAAGAAAAAAGTGAGTCTATTGCACTTAGATCGTCCAACGCTGATTTTTATATAAATTTTGTATATTTATTAGCTTTGTTATCAGCTGTTATTAAAAACTCATTATTAAAAAGTGGTAATATTTATGCACCCGATACACCTGAAGAATTGTTTTTAGCGGGAGAAGAAGCAACTGAATTAGTTAGTAAGAATCCAGAATTATTTACTGGCAAACAGGTAGGTGTACTTGAGTCAAGTAGTGTACCTATAGAAGAGGGTATTTATGCAACCGCAAATAATACACGTGGTGTACATAGTGTACCTATAGGATATGATACTTATAATCAACCCAATCCTCCTACAGTTAATAATAATAATATTTATGGTGATATAGGTGTATCAAATGGTATTGATGCAGCTATTCCTCGTCAGGCTAATAATGGTATTTATGGAGATACCCCCCCTTCAGATAACAATAATACTTATAACAGGTTAAATAAACCACGAGCAACTAAAACACCTTCTCCTACGTATAACTCATTGGGTACAAAAAGGTCTAATGGAAGACGTCATCCTGGAATAAGAAAGAAACCAAACAAAGCCTGAAATAAAACAAAAAATATATTTCTATCATAATAAACAAAGTACAGTATAATTATTTTTTAAGATTTAACTAAATTAAAATCATATATGGAGTTTCTATTTATTTTTAATATTACAATATATTCATATAATTATAAATATATTAACTTAATTTAAGAACACATTTATTAGAATAAGAGTTTAAAATTGATATATTTGAGATATTTATTGTTTTAATATTTTAATTCCATATTAATGTATTGATGACACAATTTAATTCATTTAGTGGATTATATGCTAGTATAGGAAGTGGTGTAAGTGGTGCTCTTTTATTTAATTGGTATGATAAAGCACAGTATAGTGCAATTAAGTATAATCGAAGTTTCTTTAGTAAGGTAAACTTTAAAAAACCTTTCCACGGAACGTTTAATTCTATTTCTACAAAGATTATATCGAATGGTCTTTATTTTTATTGGATTGATTTTTATAAGTATTATACTTATCAATTGTTTAATACAAATGAAACCTTAACTCATTTTATTGCTGGAAATGGTGCTGGTATAACTACTGCTATCATTTCTAATCCAATTTCTACAGTAAAGTATCGTAGTTGGGATTTAAATTTATCAACTTACAAAGTTATAAATAGTATGTATATTAATGGTGGAATTAAATGTTTCTTTAAAGGAACATTTTCCAGGATTTGTCGAGATGTTACATTTAGTAGTATTTATGTTATGTCTCATTATTATGGTAAACAATATCTTGGTGATACTCCACTATTATTCTTAACCGATAATATTGCGGTTGGATTAGCCACTATTTTATCAGCACCATTTAACTATAGTATGAATCATTCTTATGCAGTTTTACCACATCATCCATATCCATCTTTATTTGATATTTTTAAAGATTTAAGGAAAGAGGTTGTATCTAAAAAGATAACAACTGTATCTTTGATTAAGAGGTTTCATATTGGTATTGGAACATTAAGGATTATGTTGGGTATGACAATTAGTCATAGGATTTATAATCATATTTATAACTATTTTAATTAGTAAATATTAATATAATAAGTAAGAAAGTTATTTTTTTGTAGTATTTTAAAATAATTTTATTTTGATATTATATATCAAAACATGAGAATGCGTAGCAAAAGAAATAATTCAAAAAAACACTTGAGAAAATATCAAAACACAATTAAAAGCCGTCGTTACAGAGGCGGTTCTAGAAAAACAAAAATGTCAGGTGGTGGTATAGATGAGAAGGTAGATTCAATATTAGATTCATAAGTTGAAAATAAACAATATTTTTTATTTAGTCCATTACATATATTATTCGGTTACAAAGTTGTAAAGCACAATAATATTAATATAGTATTATACGATAATGATGAATTTAAAGCCACTGATGATTTTAAAGCCACTGATAACACTGATGAATCTAAACCCACTGATAAATTAAAAAATCATATAGTAGAAAACTTTTTTTTATATGATCCGAAATTAATTGATGTTATAATGTCAGCGTTGAGAAAATATTATAAAATAACTGACTATCATACTTTAGATCATAGAATTATACATAACATAATGAATGATCTAGGTAGTATGAAATTAGTAAAACACAAAAAAGGTAAAGGAAAAGGAGACATGGAAAGATTTTTCTTTGGTAGACATTTCTTAGCGAAAGAATATACGAAACGTGGAAAAAGTGATGAACATAGTGCGCATAATGTAACATATGCATTATTATACGGATGTAAGGATAGAAAAGGTAATACTAACAAATATGATGATAGTGATACAGTTAAAATAAAAGGTTTAGCTGATATATATAAACCTTTTACCAATTTTGAATTTGAGAGAATATTCGATATGTCTAAGGATGATAGAAAAATAAAGAGTTCAGGTACATTCGCTAAAGAAACTCTTAGTAAACTGAAAGTTTTTAGTAAAAAACAAACACCCACTACAGTTAATAAATCTGAAATGGTTGATGAAGAAATTAAAAGACACTGGAACACTTTAAATATTAAAGGTGGTATATTACTTCATAGAATAACACGTATTATGATGGTTGAAGATAATAAATTATTTATAGAATATATTGACAAAAGTAAAGAAAACAAAAAAAGAAAAATGCATTTAAGTTGTGATAAAAAAGATATTGAAAAATTCTATACTTTTATTGCTAATTTATTGATAGTTATTGCACAGGTTAAAAGTTCAAGACTTAACGTTGATAAAACAATAGTAGTACAAACTATATCAGAATTGACCCCCTATAAAGACTTTGTTAAAGATGAATTAGGTCATTCTAAAATAGATACAGATAAAAGTGATGTAGAAGAATTAGGTGAAGATTTGTGTGAAATTCATCATAATAATTCATCTGCTGCAGCTGCACCTGTCGTTGCAGAAGAAAATATATATGGAGATGTTGAAGATTTTGGAGATGTTGCAGAAGAACCTACATATGGAGATGTTCCACTTGGTACAACAGGTCGTATATCTAATAATAATAATAATAATACAAGACAACCGGTTGTACCACCTAGAAAACCTCAGTCATTACCAAAACCTAGAAAACCTGTTCCAACACCTAGAACTAGAGTTAGTAAAAATAGTGCTGGTGGTGGAAGAAGAAATTCAAAGGGTATTAAAAAATCAAAAAAGGGTAAAAAAAGGGTTAAAAGTCTAAAACTAAGGAACCTTAAATTACAAGGTGGTTTTAGAAGAACTAAAATAAGAAATCAAAAATAAAGTAATGATTTGAATTATAATCTTTTAATTTTTTTAATTTTTCTAATATATAGAGGATATATATATTAAGAAATAAAATGAGTAAAAAAAATATAAGCAAATCATTAAGTTTATCATTACCTTCATTAAAATCAGATTTTAGTTTCAGTGAACCAGACTTAGACTCAGATGATGTTACTAGACAAAGTATTTTAGGAAATATTAGTAGAAATAGTGCTCCTAGATTATTATCCATAACAGATGACTTACCAAAATCCTTATCAAGAAAAACAAAAAATAAAACAGAAAGTATTAGAAATAAATTATTTGAAGATTCATTCCAAAATGTATATGATAGTGATATGAGTGAGTTATATAATGAATATGGATTACATGACTATGATGATATTAAATCAAAGAGTAAATCAAAGAGTAAATCAAAGAGTAAAAGTAAAGTTAAAAGTAAATTAAGAACAAAGAGTAAATTAAAAAAACGTGTATCCAAAAAGAAAAAACAAGATGCGACACAATTATTAGAAACAAAAGCTAAAAAACAAGCTGATATATACTATAATAATTTAAAGAAACAATTAGATGATAAAAATAAGAAAGAATCATATAAATTATTAGAGATAGAACTAGAAAATATTAAAGGTGATGAGTCTATATTAGCTATAGCCAAGAAATCAAGACTAAATTATTTATTAGAAGATACTCATGCTAGATTTCATGAAGAGGATGATAAGATTAAGTTTAATTATCCAGTCTTATATGACAAGGACTTCAATAAGAAAATTTATCAAAAATATGAATTTTATAAGAATAAAATTAGGTCAAGAACACCTAAAAATATGTTAGAACATTTAGGATATAATAATGACTTTTTTAGGCTATCTAATACTCAAAAGTTTTTGAAGAATTATATATCACCTACAACACCTTATCGTGGTTTACTTATTTTTCATGGTGTAGGTGTAGGTAAAACATGTGCAGCGATATCTATTGCAGAACAATTTAAAGATGAATTATTAGAAGAAGGTAAAAAAGTCTATGTAATTAGAGGTGAAGAAATTAGAAAACAGATTTTTAATATTGGTGCTGTTAGAGTTGGAAAAGGTGACGTTCAGTGTACAGGTGATACATACTTAAAAATGGTTAATGAACCAAAAATGGTTGAGAAATGTGAGGCGGGGGAATTAGATTGGTGTGTTACTCTAGAGAATTTAGTTAAAAAGACAACTAAAAGATATTATGAATTTAATGGTGCTTTACAATGGGCTAATAAAGTAATGGCTGAAGTTAAGAAAGCAACAAAAAATGTACCACCCCAGTATAGAAAAAATAGAGAGATAGAAAGATATCGTAAATTATTTTCTGATTCCGTTATTATTGTTGATGAAGCTCATAACATTAAAGATAAATCAGATAAAGATCAACATATTGTACCACCAATTTTAACTAAGGTAGCAACTTATGCAAAAAACTTGAGATTAATTTTATTATCTGCAACTCCTATGTTTGACTCTTATACAGACTTAATACCTATCTTAAATTATTTATTATTGAATGATGGTAGAGCGAAGATTAAGGAGAGAGATATCTTTACTAAAGAAGGTGATTTTGTACCTGGTGGAAAAAACAAGTTAATTGAAAGTAGTCGTGGTTATATATCTTATTTAAGAGGTGAAGACCCATTGTCATTTCCACTTCGTTTTTCATCTGCAATTAATGATAATAAAAATATAATTGATCCAAAAGACTGGCCTAAAGTTGATATTTATGGTAATAAGTTAACAAAAGCAATTCAATATATGGATATTATTAAGTGCCCAATGAGTCCAATTCATAACAAAGTCTATAAGACATATGTAGAGAAGAGATATAAGCAAAATTTAATGGAGAAAACATCAGCAGCTTGGTCTGCAGAGATGCAAATTAGTAATTTTGTATTTCAGGAATTGAGTAAAATAACTAATGACCCTAAGGAATGTTATGGAGAGAGGGGCTTTTTAAATGTTATGGAAAAGGTTGAAGGTAAAACTCAATATCGTTTTAAGGAACCGGAATACTCTGAAATATTTAGTATGCCAACCATGAAAAAATACAGTTCAAAATTCTATGAAATTATTAAATCCATTGAGAAATCAGATGGTTTAGTATTTGTTTATTCACAATATGAGACTAGTGGTATTTTACCTTTAGCATTTGCACTGGAAATTGCTGGTTATACTAAATATAAATCTAAACATATGCCTTTATTAGATTATAGAGGAAAGAAACCACTTAATGGTAAACAGTATTTAATTATATCTGGTAAGGATAGTTTAAAAAAAGGTGATGTTGAATTTATTAAGAAAGGACCGAATATGATATATGAACCAGTTAAAGTAATTTTAGGTACAAAAGCAGCTAGTGAAGGTTTAAGTTTATTTGGTGTTAGAGAGATGCATGTGGTTGATCCATGGCATAATTTAAATAGATTGGAACAAGTAGTTGGTCGTGGTACACGTAGATTTTCACATAAAAGATTGGAACCAGAAAAGCAAAATTTAACTATATATTATTATGCAGCAACAACACCTAAAAATAATGAGGAATCAGTTGATATGAAAATATATAGAACAGCTGAAGAAAAGGATTTGAAAGTAGCCAAGATAGAATTATTATTAAAGAAAAATGCGATTGATTGTAACTTAAATAAAGAAGGTAATTTTTATCCATCCAAAATATGGAATGAATATATTGATGTAATAACATCAAGAGGTGCAAAAAGAAAAGTTAAAATACATGATAAACCATACAGTAGAATATGTCATTATCAAAAGAATTGTGAATTTAAATGTATTCCTGACTTGAAACCATTAAAGGAAAATGAAGTAGATAAATCAACATATTCACTTAAATTTTTTGACGATGATATTAAGGAAATTATGTATTTAATTACAAAGATATATCAACATGATATTGTATATACACTTGATGATATTATTGATTACGTCAGAAATCACAAAGAATATCTAGATATTAATGCATTATATAAAGCATTAGATAACCTAGTAAAGATTAAAATTAACTTCAAGGATAAATTAGGAAGAAATGGTCGTATTGTGTATGAAGGTAATTATTATTTATTTCAACCAATTACTTTGAATTATGATAAAACTATTTATGAACATAGAAGATTACCATTAACAATTAAGACAAATATGATTGACTTAGGAAGTTATGTACAACAATTGAGAAAAGATAGAACTGAATTAATGAAAAAAGATCAATATGATTATTCTGAAATTTTAGATAAGATTGAGTTAAGTGTACTCTATATTATGGATAATGATATTCAAGCTAAATTCAGAACAAGTATTAAATTATCTGAACAGGAATCATTTGCAATCATATTAGATAGATTAGTATATCAATATAAGAATGTATTATTGAAACATTTAGTCAAAAAGATAATATTAAAACAGAAATTAGGACCATTAGAACTTAATATTATACCCCATATTAATACTAATTTAATAATATTTGGTGAAGTATGGGATGCAAAGAATGATGATGTATATGGATATAAATTAATTCATAATGATAAACAAGTATTTTATGTGTATAATATAGAAGCAGGTGAATTTGAACAGGACCAGGGTAATAGAAATAAGATTTTAGAAAGACAAAAAGAAGAATCTGATAATTTACCAAAAGAAAGTGAAATAATGGGTTATTTAAAGTTTGATAAGAAAGATACTCCTCCATCTTTTAAGATTAGAGATATTCAGAACTTAGATAACATTAAAAATATTAAAGGTACCAGTTGTTTTCATAAAGGTAAAAATGAAATATACAATTATATTAAAACATTATCTAACGATGATTCATCAATAGAAAAAAGTCATAAAACAACTATGTGCAATGATATTGAAGTTTTATTGAGACGTTTGGATATAAAAAAGAAAGATAATAAACGTTGGTTCTTTAATGCAGAAGAATATGCATCTACTCATCATGAAACTGAAAATTAAATAATCTATTATTTAAATACATTTATTATATATTTTATGTGTTATAACATTCTATTATTAAACATTTATCAATACTGTCATATCCAGAGTTTTTTAAATATTCTAAATAATTATTCAAATAATTATCTTTTTTAATTTTTAATATATAATCTTTCAAATAACATAATTCTTTTGGTATATCTTTCTTAATTATTATGAAAATTCCATATAAAAATGAATCACATAATTTTGTTGTATATATATTGTTATTTTCATAATATATAATTACATATCTATCTGGTATCGTACAGTCACATATCTTATTTTTAATGTCAATCTTCTTTATTTTTTCTAAATATAATTTATAATATTTGTAATATTTATTTAATTTGTAATCCATTATTTAGAATAATAAAATATAAAAATAAGTAATATTATATCAATTTTAACACACTCTATAATTTGTAACATTTAAAAAACAGACTAAAATTAAAATAACTGGAAAAACAATTTTAGATTAGTTTTGATTTTTTATTTTAATGGATCTATTTGGAATAAAGTTTTCCAGTTAACTTTATTTAACGGATGAAACAAGGTACGAGTTTTCCAGTTACTTTTTTTTATTACTAAATTATTGTTAGTAATAATAATAAAGAAATTAAACAGAAAATAAATAAAATATCCAGAATAGTATTGAAAATGAACAACTGGAAAACTAATTTATATATTGTTTTGATTTTTTATTTTAATGGATCTATTTGGAATAAAGTTTTCCAGTTAACTTTATTTAACGGATGAAACGAGGTACGAGTTTTCCAGTTACTTTTTTTTATTACTAAATTATTGTTAGTAGTTATAAATTTTAAATTATTGAAAAGTAAAGAAATTAGTTTTTAAGTTTATATTTAAAATAAATTGAATTATAAAAATAATATTATGTCAGAAGTATAAATATTTTGATATATAAATAAAATAAGATGTCTGGATTAAAATTAAATCCCCAAATGATAAAAGAACTATTACAGTCATTATCAAATGATGAGAATGATGAATGTACTGTATTAAATTATTTCCAAATATGTCAATTACCGGATCATTATCAAATGTTTGATGAACCGGATGAATTACACACAAATTTGGGCTTTGCATATTTTAAACATCCCAATAAAAGAAAATGGGCTCAAATTATTGATAAAGATAATTCTTCAACAATTTATATATGTTGTACCGAAGATCCTTTAGATAGGATTAGATATCCTATATCAGTTGAGATAGAATCACATATTGTTTTGAAAGGTGAATATAGACATAAGAAATTAAAAGAATTTAAATATTTAATATCTAAGGAACGTGCAGAAGATATTAAATCTAAAAGAGATGAGGAACATGTATTAGCGATTAAAGATTTTGAGAGTCAAATTGATACTGATGATTTGAAGAGACATATTAAAAAATGGACTAAGAATTATTTTGAAGAAGCTGGATTTTGTTCAGGCGAAACAAATGTTCTTAATATAAATGCATTAGCTGAATCAGCATATATTAGTATTTTAACACAAATATTTAGTTGGTATTATGTTACACAAGATAAAACATGGCAAGAAATATTGGATTCTAATGAACCGAATATAGAAATTGGATTAAAATTTAATTTATTCTATGATTATTATCCATTATTTAATAAATTTGCTAAAGTTGCAAATGAATCAAATAATACAAATAGATTAACATTACGTTCTAGATTAACTGAACATGATAAAGTAAGTATAAAATATAATTGGTATTTAGTTAAATATGCTAAATTAAGGTGTCCATATATGGATATTAAGTTAAAGTATTCATAATTTAATAAATAGTTTGTATTTAATTTTTAAATAATTTTTAATTTAGAATATCATTTTGAGTTTGATATTTTAAAATTGATTGTTTTAAGTCAAAATTATAGAATAATATTTTTTCTATTAAATTTTAGATGTCTTGGCTTTCTAAGCTAATTAATTGGGCAACAACTTCTAATAAAAGTGGTAGTGGATACTATGAACATGGGGTATTTAAATACCATTATAAACCGACTGAACCAACTGAAGCAGAGATTTCAGCATTAAGAAGAAAAATTGAGATTTTTGAAGAACATCTTAATATATATGAATTTAAAGAATGTGTTATGTCATTTACCCAGAATATTGTAAGTGCATATGAAATGGGTAATTTTATAGATATTAACAAAATGGCTGATTCTGCATATGATAATTTTCTGGCTAGGTTATATCAGACAACTAAATATATCAATCAAAATCCAAACAAAACACGATTTGAAGTAGATAGTTATCTTAAGTTTGACACAGTTAATGTTGTTGAATATTATCCAATCTTAATGAATTTAATTATTTATGGCGATGAGTGTACTATTGCAAGAAGGGCATCCCAGCATTTTATTGATAAGAAAAATATTAATCAAACAATTCATGGAGCTATCTATAATTATGCTCTTAAAGTTATTCCAAAAATTAAAGAAAAGCATAAAGAATTTAAAGAAAATGAAAAGAAAGTAGAAAAAAATACAATGGAAAAATTTGAACAAGAATTAGATGAACTTCTAAATAATGATTCAGAACTTTCTAAAAATAACGATGTACATCAAATTGATTTGTACACAAATGAGATTAATAATGAAATAGATGATGCAAATACATGCGAAGATAATAATGATGTAAATATACAAGAAGAATATAATGATGGAACTAATAAATGTAAGTTTGATGAAGAAGATATACTAATGTATTAAAAATATAAAGTTGTTCTAAAATTGATTTTGAAATTATAAATAATAATAATTATATTTTTTATTGCACGTATAAAATCAATGGCTGTTTTTAGTGCACAAATTAGGGATTTAACAGAAAAAGAGATACCATTATATTATAGATGTCAAAAATACTACTCTATTAATAATAAGAATGTTAATACAGCATCAATTAGTGATCTAAATTCTTCTAGTTATTATACAAGAATTTATTTTCCAAATTCTTCATTTAAATCATTTTATGATTTAGATATTGAGTTTGAACCATTTAATGAGAATATTAGATGTTATTTTGAAGTAGAATCATTATATAATAATTGTAAAACATCACATGTTGTGCGACCATTTTTAGTGAAACTTTCTGATGCAGACGAAGAAATTTTTGAAATTGATAAAGATATCATTATGCTTACTGGAAAAGCTTATTTTGGTAAAGACTATTATGAACTAACGAAGGGTATTAAAGAATTAGCTAAACCCGATCAAATCCAAAACTTTATATCAGAGGTAAATCAAGGTTTATTCCCTTGTTCCAGATATATTCCAGATATAACAGAGTTTATGGAAACTCTTGATGAAACTGAAATTATTGAAAAGCTTGTTGATTGTTATAATATTTTGCTTAATGATATTGATGAAAATAATGTTATTGATTATAAAAAAATGATTCGTATTAATTTAGATAGGATTTGTCAAAATATAATTAAACCAATTATTCTTAATATTTTAACAGCTCCCAAAAGTACATTTGAAATATTTATGACTCCATATGCAAATATTGATAACCATAAGGAAAAAATATTAGATACTTTACAAATAAAAAAGAGTAATCTGTTTTTATTGGAATGTATTAAAAGTTTTTCAAAGTTTATTAAGATTTATGTTGATTTTGAAGCATTTATTGATGAAAAATCAAAGAATAAAGAACATTATAACACTCAAACGGAACTTGATATTCTACCAATTCATCGTTTAGCATATTGGGAAATTGTAAAATATATTCATGATATATTTAAAGATAAGTACATTGCATTAAAGATGGGAGATACTCAAGTTATTAGTCATAAAGTAAATAATATAATTGATAGTGATGATAATATGGATGATGATGATTTGACAAGTTTCTTTGATTCTTTTAATACAAATACATTTTCCTTTGCAAACCCAACTAATAATAATAAGTTTATACCAGAACCATATAGTGATTTTTATGATTTCAAAACATCACAAACAATTCCATTTGACACTTTGTCATTTGATATTAATTCATTAGATGATACTAGTCGTAATATCATTTTACAAGAACTGGAAACACCAATTAGTTTTGATGATTACAAACAACTTTTACCTAAATCACTAAAAGAATCAATGTTTGTAACAGGTGATTATGCTAAGATTTAGATACTTTAAATTGAGTCTAAATGGTTATTATTAATAAATCTTTTTTTTCTAAAATTGATTAGCTTAAATATATTCTCTTATATAAATATATTAAAGAAATGGATCCTATTTACGTATCATCTATATTAACAAATACAGTATCTATAACCCCAAGAGAATTAAATCAAAATATTAAGCAAGTAATTTTAAACAAACTTAGAATTAAGGTTGAGGGTAAATGTTTACAAGAAGGTTATATTAAAGCTGGAAGTGTAGAAATAATATCTAGAACAGCTGGTACATTAAATCCAGCACATTTCAATGGTAATGTCAGATATAAAATTAGATATAGTGCAGATGTATGTCATCCTGTTCAAAACCAAGTAATTTCTTGTATTGTAAAAACAGTAGGTAAGCCTGGTATCCAAGCTTATATTGAAGACAAAGATAAATCTCCATTATATATTATGTTAGCAAAGGCTCATCATTTAAATAATAAACAATTTATTTCTTTAAAGGAAGAAGACCACATAAGAGTTAAAGTTATTAATTCTGAATTTAATTATTGTGAAGATAAGATACGTGTATTAGCTGTATTAGATTCTATTAAAAACACTGATACATATAATCTAAGTGAACAGGAAAGTAAGAGTCGTACTAGTATGTCTTCTAATAAATTAAATAGTAAATATGAATCAGTTATGACATATGAGACAGATACTGAATCCGAAATTGACTCTGATGATGAATTAGATGATGACAAAATAACAAATAAAGATAAAGAAGATGAAAAACCGGAAGATGAGAAGTCTGAAAGTGAAGATTCTGAAGATGAAAAACCTGAAGATGAGAAGTCTGAAAGTGAAGATTCTGAAGATGAGAAGTCTGAAAATGAAGACTCTGAAGATGAGAAGTCTGAAGATAAAAAACCAAAAAAAAGTAAAAAGTTAATGAAGTTAAAAACTAAGTAAAAATAAAATTGATGTTTTAATACTTAAGTTTAAGTCTAAGTTATTTTTTATAATATAGAACTAAATGCTGACAACTCAAGATATAATTGAGAGACTTCATAAAAAAATGGGTGATGGTCAATATCAAAATTTAATTGAATCCATTGAAGAAGAATTCAATGAATTAATGAAAAATAATGAAAACGATTTGACAGCCCTTGATACACTTTATTATAAACATGTCTTTCCACATGTTAGACAACAAGGATATAAAACAGAGATTAAAACACGTAAAATAGTATATGAAAAAAAAGATATGTCTATTTTTAAGTATAATTCAGAGTTAGGACAAAAACTGCAAGGAGAGATGATAAATACATATTCTAATTTTGAGGATTTAGAATATGAAGAAAGACTTAAATTAGTAATTCAATTGGGTTATCGTTATGATTTAATTGTTGAAACGAATCATTATTCAATGTGGGTTGCTGGAAAAATTTATCATTGGGGTCCAGGTGAAAGATGGAGAATGTATGGGTTTGAAGAATCTAATAAAGAAGTAACAAATGAATGGAATAAATCTGAAAAATATAATGGTATATACTTCACATTGTATGAACATAATGAATTAAAAAAATTTTGTGATGAATGGAATACTAAAAATAATTTTGATTCCATGGATTCATCTAGTAAATTTATTGATTCATTAGTTGATTATATGGATTTACTTGAGTTTTCGTTATAATTTCATTATTAATATCATTCTTAATTAAACTTTTATCAGTTTTTTTTTCTTTTCTAAGTAAATTATTCAAACCATAAAATAACCCTTTATTTGGTTTTTCATTAATAGAATAATTTGAATCAATAATTGATCCTAATAATGGATCAACATACTCCTCTTCATTTAACTTATTAGATGAATCATTATAGTTAGTAATTAATGTTTCCGGATCTATTTTTTCCGGTAAAATAACGTTTCCAATCATTTTAATTGGGAACTTAATACCACTATAAATAGCAGAAGATCCACTTGTAATAATATTTGTGAATATATTGGTATTATCTTCTGGGTAATCTTCATCATTATCTTCTTCATAATCTTCATCATATTTTTCATGATAGTCTTTATTGTTGATATTATATGTTTGTAATTGAATCGATTCAAGATATTCTATTTTTTGTTCAAGATCTTTAATTGTATGTTTAATTTGAAGATAATCATCGACACTGGTACTTAATTTATTAATAATAATATTAAGTTGGGTAATTTTCAATTTAAGTTCTGTTTTTTCACCGTCATCAATATTATTGATTGTAGATGATAATTGGTCAACATGTTCTTCTAACCAATTTATTTTTTGAGTATTTGATTCTTTAATCTGTGGATTTTGGATTTCATTTTCGAACTTTTGAATAAGTGAATCGTATTTATTTAAATAATTAACTTTATTTTCTAAATCAAATACAATTTGATTCATTTTATGTTGATATTCTTTAAATTCCTGTTGACTGATGTTAGTTTGATTATCGGTCCATGATATTAAATTTCCCATTAGATAGTTTTGAACTATATATATAAATTATGATATTCTTATTTGTTGAAAATGAGATCGATTTTTTTGTTTAATGAAATACAAATACAAAATTGATCTAACATATTTAAACATATAGCTCTTTTATAAATCTAATAGAGTAAATTATTAAATATGCCAAGAACAGGTGCTAAATCACTTAAAAAGAAGGTTCTAAAGGAAAAAAAAGATTCTAAAAGTAATCCAAATGTTCATAAATTATCTAAAGTAGATGTTAGTAAAAAAGACATTAAACCCATTGATATTTCAGATGATGAAATTAGTACACCTGAAATTGATGAAATAAGGGAAAAACTCAAGTTAAAATTAAGACCATCTGAAAAGATGAGATTGGGTAGACAAAAACGTGAAGCTATCAAAAAAGAAAGAATAAGATTAGGTATATATGTTGAATCTGAAAGTGAAGATGATGATATAGATTTAAATACTGTCACAACAGATTTAGATTTAATAACAGATACTGAGGATGAAGAAAATCAAATAGATATAAATGTTAATCAAAAAGAGAATAAGAATCTTAACAGTGCTATTAATACACTTGTAAAGAATAGTTTGGATATGCAGAAGAATCCAAATGGTAATAAAACTAATATGTCTAATATAATGAGTAGTGTCAATGAAATAATAGATAGTGTTATGTCTAATGTAATGAATAAATCAAATGGTGGTAATAATATGTCTGATACAACAAATAATAAAGTTAATATATATGTTAAAAATGGTCCGAATGAAGAACCTAAACCAATAGAATCATTTGATTTCAATGTTGATTTCAATGAAAATTTTAAAAATTTTCTGAATAAAGATAAAAATGAAGATGAATCTGACATTGAAGATGATTTAATGATAAATAATGATAAACAAAATCAAGATTCAAATAAATTGAATCAAAAGATATCATCTGATAATAATAATAATACTAAAATGAGTAACAAGAGACCAAGACGTATTAATCTTAGACACAAGATGAAAGAAAGAGAACAACAGAGAAAACTAGAGAAAGAACAAGAGAAACAAAATAAAAGAGAAGAAGTTGAACAGAAACCTGAAAATAATTATAATAAAAAAATTCAAGATAAAGCCAAAGCTTGTACTAATTTTAAAAACACTATGACTCAATATTTAGAATCAATTTACGACTCAGAAGATGATATGGACTTTGATGCATTGGCTAAAAAGAAGGAAGCTGAAGAAAATGGTGTTAACTTAAGTGAATTATTAACATATGATGATGATGATGAAATTGAAGAAAATACAATTGAATTAGACTTAAGTAATCCAGATTTTGATAATTTCAGATCATTAATAGATGCATGTGAAGATTATGAAAAACTAATAAATGCATTAAATATTAGTATTAAGGATCAAGCGATTAGAGAAAGAAACATTCAATATATCTCAAGACGTCTAAAAAACTTAGTTAGTAAAATTGTTGTAAAAGAAGTTAAAGATTGTCAAAAGAAAGATAAACCAAAGAAAAAGAATGTTAAAGGAGGTATTAATGATTTATTTAGTATTAGTTCTTCTTTATGTAAATTACTTGGATATCCAAAAGGAACAAAAAAAGCATGGACAACAGTAACTAGAGATATATGGAAATATATTAGAGAGAATGGTTTAAAAGACCCTGATAATTCTGCAATGGTGATACCAAACAAAGAACTCAAAAAATGTTTAAGTATTAAGAAGGATATCATCAGACAACTTGATGTAACATCATATATTGGAGCTGCAATCAAGGGTAATAAAAAAACTGATACTTTATTAAGTAATTTAGATGATAAAGATGATAAAGATGATAAAGAAGATAATGATATTGAAATAGATGTTGAAGAAATTAATGATGATATTGAAATTGAAAATATTGATGATGAAAACAATGAAGAATCCGAGTCCTCTTCTGAAGAATCTGAATCTGAATCTGAATCCGAATCTGAATCCGAAGAGCCTAAAAAAAATAAAAAAACAAGTTCATCTAAGTCAAATAAGTATAAATTAAAGAAATTCAAGAAGTAAATTTAGGTTAATATCCAATCTGATGGATGAATAGCATATTTGTATAAACCATCACTCATTGTAAAATGAGAACTACCCATTATTTGGATTAAAACCTTTCCTTCACTTAGTTTTTTATGAGGACCATAAGTAGCCTCAATTACTAGATCATATAAAGGATGATTTTTTTTGTTTTCAATTAACATACAAACATGTCCTTGATCAGATATGTTTTTATAATTTCTAATAAATAATGTTCCAACTGGATATCTAGTGTTCAAATCAAATTCTTGTAGAACTCCTTTCTCTTTAAGAGATTTAAACCATGGATAAGTTGATCCTATGTATTTTCCTTTACCTGGGATTGTGTTTCCAACTTTATGCATTAAAAGATTAATTAAACCAACACAATTAATACCATGTTTTTTAACATATGTAATTGACTTTGGTTGGTTAACATAAAATGGTTCAGGTTTGTCTGTCGTATTTCCAGATTTCCATTGTAAATATGGAGCACCGACTAAAGATTTTGCGTATTTGACTATGGTATTCATTCTTAAGTTAATAAAATAAAAAAATATTCATTTTTAATATATTAAAAATATTTAATATTCTTCAATTTATTGATTAATATATTTTTAATTATTACTGGTATTAAATTTACGATATGTTTTTTCTAATAGACTTATCTTATGTGGTGATACTGGTTTATTAGAGCTTTTTTCTTCATTTTCAGCCTTTTGCATTAGAAATTCCATATGGGAAGCAGATGTGCAACGACTATCATATAGATAACTAACTGACTCTTTACCAACACGTCTACGTACAGCTTCAGCTGCAAGCCAACTAATATCAATCATCAAAATTTTGGGATGTGATTTAAGTTGACTAAAAGTAATATTAGAATGTTCACCTACAACTGTAGTATTAGTGACTTCATACATACGATCAATAGTATTAGTACAAACAACTAAATCAATATGTTCACTTTCTTGAAGAAGATCCATTGCATTTTTTGAAAAAACACCATGACAGAACATAACAGTTACAGTAATCGCCCCTTTCTCTTTAAGTGTTGCAGCTGCACGACAAATAGTACCTCCGGTATCACACATATCATCGCTAATAATAGCATTCATTCCATCAACTTCTCCAATAAGTTGTGTAGATTCAACAATACTGGCTTTCTTACGAGTTTTATCCATAATGGCATAACCACATCCAACACCAATATCTTGTTTAGCAATACGTTTTGCTTTTTTATTAGCACCTGCATCAGGAGATACAAGTACAATATCATCTGGTGTAGCATTTAGTTTTTTCATTAGAAATTCTGTAATAAAACTAGCCATATGAGGTTCACTATGAATATTATCACAACGAACACCAACTGCATTAAATACAGTAACTAGTTGGCCTGCATGTAGGTCAAAAGTAATATAACGAACTGGTGTACTACCACAAGCAGAACGTAGTAGAGTTGCAAATAGACCACTAGTAACACAAGAGCGTTTATCATCTGGTTTATCTTGACGGGCATAGGGTGTATATGGAGAACAAATTATTATTTCCTTAGCCTGTGATGTATGAAGTGCATTGCACATTTGAAATAGAACAAAACTACTGTCATTAGTAGATATAGATGATGTATCATGAAGTGCAATAACAATAACACAAATTTTATTGGAGACACTTTCACCAAATCGTGGTTGAGATTCTCTATCTGCAAAACGAGCAATTTCGCATGGTGATAGTTCTACACCCAAATGTGAACAAATATTATTACCTAATGATTTTGATTCAGGTGTTTCAGCTGCAAAAACAAGTACATTGGCAGATTGGGTTGAGTCAATATTGATATCAGACATATATTTGGTGTTTGAAATGTAATAAAAATGACATGATATATTATTATCAATAATAATCAATTTTAATTAGATATTCTTTAAATATGGGATAACATAAAAATTGATTAAGTTGTATATTGTTATTTTCGTATATATTAAATATAGTTTAACATGTACAATACAAATCTTTGTATGGCCAGAAAAAATTTATCTGGAGATATAAATTTACAATGTTCTTATAAAAGAAAATTTAATGAATATTGTGGATTTCATAAACATAATAGACTTAGAATAGATGAACCGTTACCATCTAAACACAAAAAAAATAAAAAAGTAGATAAATTGGAAATTAAGAAAAAGATGATCTTAAAAATAAATGATAATATAAATATATTGAATAATAAAAGGTCATCAAGATTGATTACTTTAAATGATTTTAAAAGAGGTTCTTATTTAAAATCACTTGTTAAAGATTTAAGATATAGTTTAGGTGAATATAAATTACCAATCTCTGGAAAAAAGAATGAATTAATCAATAGATTAGAAACATATTTTAGTACTTTATTAAGGTATCAACCTTATATTAATGATATAATAAAGATACAAAGATTTTATAGACAACAAAAAATAAAGAAAATATTTAATATGAAAGGACCTGGATATTTTGATAGGGATTTATGTATAAATGATTATGATTTCTTTACATGTGATGATAAAAATGAGATTGATAATGACTATTTTATTTCGTATGTAGATCATAATAAAAATATTTATTGCTTTGATGCAAGGTCTATTATAAAATTATTGGAAAATGCTAAAGATAATAAACCGATTAACCCATACAACTTAGCTCCATTTCCAAAATCATTTATTGATAATACACATAATATCATTGATATATTACATGAAAAAAATATATATAATGATATTGAAGGTATTAAGATGACAAAAGAACAATTACATAGAGATAAGATTGTAAATGTATTTCAAAAGTTGGATGATTTAGATAATCATACTAAGATTGATTGGTTCACTTGTTTAACACATAAAAATTTAATTAAGTTATATTATTCATTAGCTGAGATTTGGAGTTATCGTGCAGGTTTATCAGACCAATTAAGGGAATGCATTGTACCTGGCGGAAATCTTTTTAAAATATCAGTAAATCAGTTAAAAATATTAAAAGACAAAAAGAAAATTCAGAGTATTATATTGAAAGTTATTGAAAAATTAGTTGATTCAGCAGATGATAAAGCAGACCGTATTTTAGGTTCTTTATATGTATTAACTGCACTTTCTGAAGTATCAAAAGAATGCGCCGAAGCTAATGCATTTCTAGTACAATAAATCTTATCAAGTTATGTCGCGGTATCCAACAACTCTAACAACAATTTATTAAGGTCTTTTCTTTGACCTGATTTAATTTTTTTATAAAATTCAACTGGTTGTCCAAGATAAACATTCAGTATCTCATTATTCATATAACTTTTCTTTGAAACTGTTGGTGTATTATGTAATTTATCCGCAATTGTTTTTAGAGTTTTAATTACATGTTTCTTTGCATACATATCAGTTACACTTTGAGTTAAGTCTATATTTCTTCTTAAATCTTTAACAGTTTCCTCTAAAAAAATATAATTAGCTGCCCATGTTCTAAACATCTTAACTGACAACTTATTATAATACACTTTTAAGAATTTATTAACCTCTAATGCACTAATTTCTGTAAAATTACCTCTATTATTTTCATATCTAAATACATTATTATTTTTACCTGCATTTTTAATCATTTTTTTAAGTAAAGGTACAATATATTTATTTTTAACCTGACAATAATTAACTACATTTTTTTTACCTACAAATTCAATATAAATAATATTACCTTTACAATTAAAATGTTTAGGCTTTAAAGTTGTTATTCCATAAGTATTATATTGTTTAGTATAGAATTTATTACCAATTCTAAATAAACAATTGTCTAATAAATAAATGACTAATGCAATGATTTTACTTTTAGAATGAGGACTGTCATCATCTTTAATTTTTAACATCATATCTTTTCTTATTTTTTCAATCTTTGAACCAAAGTTAATAAGTTCCTTGAATTTTACTTTATGTCTTTTTTCTAGATGTTTAGAATCATATATATATTGTACTCTACCTTTATCATCTACACCTGTTGCTTGTAATTTATGACTAATTTTTGATGATATTTTAACTTCATTATACGCAGGTGGTATTCTTAGACAAGATATTCTTTTTAATGTATTAACATCTTTTATTTGACCTCCTCTTGAATTAAGATATAAAAACTTTTTACGTTTCTTTGTTCTATAAATATCTAAATGACCATTTGATTTTTTCAATTGTGTTGGCATTTATATCTCTTATTATACTATGAGAAAATGTTAATTAACTCATCATACAAATGATTATTATTATCTTCTATTAAATCATCAATATTATTATTATTATTTAATATTTGAATACTCTTTTGATATCTATCTATTATTTTTTTATATTCATCTAATTCATTTTTAAGTTTCATATAGTCATCTTTGGTATATAATGGATTATCTTGAAAATAAATTAGATGATATTGTATTGTCTGAGATATTTTTAATTTTTTAATATCATCCAAATTTAAACGACCACTCAAAAAATCTTTTTCCAGTTCTAAATATTGTTTGATAATTTGAAGTTGTTTCATATTACTTGTATATTTAGTAGATAAATAATGTAACTTAATTTCTAAATCATCTGAATTAAAAACATATAAGTCATCATTTTCTTTTTTATATTCTTTATTTAATGGTTTAAATTCTATATATTTTGATTTAAATGATAATTCGTCAATTAACTCATTTTCCAGTTCATCTATATAACTACTATTTTGACTATCTGATTCAGATTCACTACTTGTATGATACTCTAATTCATAATTATATTCAGATTTATTTGATTGTTTATCATTTTTTTGATGGTCTTTAATAATCTTATTTTTATATTTTGTTTTTCTGTTTAAATATTTATCAATAGTTTTATCAGTATGAAATGATTTACTTGCATGTCTGCCCAATAAATCATTTATTCGTGTATATCTATTCATTTAGAATATAGATTGATAAAATTAGATAATTGAAAACGTGTCAAAAATTGAAATAATATATATCAATATTAATTATATTATTTTAATGACAAAATGAATAATCCTTTTGCACAATCATTGAACATTGGTGGGGTTGAAGATGCTCATTATAGGTATAAAATGCCTAAAATGGTAATACATACAGAAAATAAAAATGGTGGAACAACTATTATTAGTAATATTGATGACATTGCTTTAAATTTAGGTAGACATTCCAAAAAAGATTTAGTAAAATATTTCAAAAAGAATTTATCATGCAATGTTACTTATGATAATAAGAAGGGTATTGTAATTCCTGCTAAAAAAGATATAGAAGAACTAACATCTATATTAGAATCATATATTAAAAAATATGTTATTTGTCCTATTTGTAAGATTCCAGAAACGACTATAGAAGAAAGTAAAAAAAAAATAACATTAACATGTGCTGCATGTGGTGGAACTTCAATAGTCTAGTAATTTATTTTAAAATTGATTAAAATTAATACAATTTATATTTTTTATTTTTTTTATTTAAATATGAATCACAATCAATATAGTTTAATTGTTAATGATTATGGAGATACTGCTAAGATTGATGATCAATTTCTTATTAATCTATATATTTATTTTCTGAATGGTGGTTATTATAATATTATTATCAATGACATTACTAATATATGTATTTCAATCTTTCTAATGTTATTCTTTAATTTCATATATTCTTGTATAGATTATAATGGTCTCTTTACTAATACTGGTGAGCATGGAATTGATGAATATTTAATGTGGCATAAATTTAAGGAATTTGATGTATTCATGATAATTAGTTTAATCATATTTATTATTTATACACTATTTCGAATTATTAAATTAATCCAAGATTTGAGAAAATTTGCTAAAACTAGAATATTCTATGATAAAACACTTAAAATTAAAGATATGGAAATTAGAACTTATAAATGGGAAGATATTACAGAAAAGTTATTAGCAATTTGTCATAATGTATCTAATATTAATGTTTATACAGTTACAAGTCGTATTATGAAATTAGATAATATATTTATCTCATTATTTGACAAGAAACAAATTCCATTTAGTTATATTAATGGTTTAATGGAATGGAATATTAAACATTGTTTTCTAAGAACATTATTGGAAGATAATAAGATTTCACAAAATATGATTGAAAATCGTAATGAATACAAAGAAAGAGTTAAAAAACAAATTTTATGGGTTGGAATTATTAACTTATTATTTTTACCATTTATTCTATTGTTTGTATCACTATATACTATTATTGAGTATGGTGAATCATTTTATAACTATCCTAAAAAGATTGTGTCTCGAAGATGGACACGTTCTAGTCGTTGGAAGTTTCGTTTTTATAACGAACTACCTCACTTATTTGAGGAAAGAATGGAACTAGCTTCAAATGAGATGAATAAGTATTTTAATCAATTTAACTATAGAATTCTAGAAATATTTTCCAGGTTAATTGTTTTCATTGTAAGTTGTATCTTCTTGTTCTTAGTATTAATAGTCTTTATTAATGAAAATAACTTAACTAATAAAGGATTCTTTGGATTTCAACCAGTTATTTGGTATATGACTATTTTAGCAACAATTTTAGCAATTTTTAAGAACTTTACTAAAAGTAATATTACTGCTAGTCCTATGAAATCCCTTCAAGAAGCTAATCAATATTTAAAAATAATTGGAGAAACCAATATTAAAAATGCCAATTCACCTAGAATTCGTAATAAAATGGCTATATATTATCAATATCAATTAATATGTATTATTAAACAACTTGTGTCAATTGTGGCAACACCTATATATTTTATGCCAAAATTATATAAAATATCAGATACCATTTGTGATTTCATTATAGATCATATTGAAAACCATTATATTATGGATAATGTATCTAAATTTAGTATTTTCACAAAGTATACATATGATTTAATTGAACGTAATCCCAAATTAAAATATTCCATTGAAAACTTTAAAGAATCGCATATCAAATGGAATTGTGATAATGAAGTATTTATTAACACAATTGAACAGGACTATAAGATGGAATTACCAGATAATTCTATTTATAATGCAATTATTACAATTGATTCTGATGACGAAACACTATATCAATAGTATTAATTACCTAAAAAATTGAATTATTTCGCTAAAGATATTAACATAATATTTTTTTTTGGATAATAATTAAATCCATGTCGAATAATATATTTGAACCAATAAATCAAGATTCACTAGAATCTTCAGATCCTACACAAACTTTTAAATGCACTAATTGTAAAAATCAGTTTCTAATAACAGACAGGGATAATCATGAATTAATTTGTATGTATTCACTTAAAATTAAAACTAAAGATATTGATGATATTCCATGTGAAAAATGTGGTAAGACAGTATCTTTTGATGAATATGCATCACATTTAAATATGTGTGGCCTAGACCAATCACTTATTAATGATATTTATATGAATATGCGAATGGATAATCAACCATCATATAATCAATATTCTTTTATAAGACCTATTGAATCCAATAATAAAAAAAGTGATTCAGAACAATCTAAAAAACGTCCTAAAAGAGATAATACAGATAACCTTTTATCATCTCAAATGACGAATATATTTCAACACATTGGAAATCTATTATCTAAAACAGATACAACAGATATTATCTCTTCAATTGAAGATGAACTAGATATACATGAACCTACTATTGAAGATGAAATAGATATAGATGAACCTACTATTGAAGATGAACTAGGTATAGATGAACCTACTATTGAACAAACGCATATTGATACGGATGATGATATAAATGAAAACAATTTTGAAAAGAAAATACAATTATTTAATCAAACAAATCAATCTAATACTAATGAATCTATAAGTTCAACCTTAGATAAATCAGCCGAAATTATGCCATCTTTGACAACATTAGATGAACCCGTTACTAACATATCACAAATTGACAGTCATAACGAATCATCAGATATTACTTTTGATGATTCTGAGCTTAATATGGAAAAAGTACAGCCAAACATTTTCAGAACTAGTGATAATAATGGAACACGTATTTTTGGTCAGTTAATAACCGGAAGTAGTTTTAATATAAATCATAATACTTTAGGTTCAATGTTATCTAGTACATCTCAAACACAAGGAGATTTTATAAGATTACCAGACCCAATCAATCAGAACCATCGTTCTGAACTAAATAATTTATACAAATATCTATCAAGAGAAACTAACAATAATTTTATGGGAAGAAGTCCCCGTCGAAATATAATCCCAAATACTAGTTTTGGACTGTCTGATGAACAAATGTCATATCTACCACCTGATTTGAGGGCAATGATGGACATTGTTAATGCATCTAATTTGTCAAATAGAAAGAATTATATACCTATGTCAAATAGACGTTATAATCAAGAAGAAAATGAGTCTTATGAGGAATTAAAATCGTTATGTGACAAAACAGGTGTAGTTGAGTTAGGTGTATCAAACATCGATGTTGTAGCACCATTCATTGAATTGGAAGATGGAATGACATGTGCTATTTGTGATACTAATGAACCTGAAAAGAAATATAGGAAAATTATATGTGGTCATCCTGATATATTTTGTGATGAATGTGCAACTAAGTGGTTATCTAAGAATAAAGCATGTCCAGTTTGTACTAATAATATTGAGGATTATTATATTAATATGATGACTGAAGATGAACTATCTATAATTGAGAAAGAACTTGACCTGATTGATACTTCAGAGAAGACAAATCTATAATTGTATGATATTGCAAATATCAATTAATAAATATCTTTTTTTTTCTCTATCTAAAAAATATATTATTAATCTAAGAACAATGTCTAATCAAAGTATTGTAACTCTAAATGAATTGGTTAACAATTTTTATACTGAAGAACAAAGAGGACAACCAATCAATAAAATGATTGGAAAATTAGTTAAAAAAGAAATGAAAAGAAACTATACAGATTCCAACAAAAAAGTTAAAGATATTATTGATGAAGTTACTACAATATTAATGAATAGTATTCCATCTGATGTAAGAGAAATGACACCAAGGACAACATTAGATCAATTTAAATATGAAATTAATACGAGTGTCAAAAGTCAATATTATAAGAACTATAAACCATCTAAATTAGATGTCTTACCCAGTCCCACTATCAAGGACTTATTATTATTTACTTTAAAGAATTCTTCAGAAGATGTTTTAAAATTACCATCTGATATATTAATCAATAAATTGGTTGATGATAAAGCTCAAATGTATGTTAATCAAAAACAAATGGATTTAACATATCCCAATTTTTTTAAGTCAGTTGTAAGTACTGTTGTTGGTAATGTTCCAAAAGAAATTTTGGAATCAACACCTGAAATTTTAATACAAAAACTTATTGATGATATCAGTTATGCTGTTAGTAAAAAGGTTAAATTAAACAGTTACAAACAAGATAATTCACTTGGTCATACCAATTCTGTTATTGAAATGAATAATATAGCTCAAGCTTACAAGACTGATATGGGAAATCAAAATGATATTGATAATATGAATAATTATGACCAAAAAACTGATTATTATACACAAGAAAAAAGTGATAGAAATAACCTAAATGATACTAATTTTATGACACTACAAAAAGATGGTAGTTTAAATAGTTATACTTCATGGGAAGATGATGAACCATTAGAAACAAAAGAAAATACACTAGTAATGAATCAAACAATTTCAAATAATAATAATAATGATCTTAAATTTGAGAAAGGAACTCAAATATTTTATGATTCTAATACTAATTCCATGATTAATATTGCTGACGATGAACATGTTTTATCAACTAATCTTAAGGCATCATCTAATAATAAACATACGAATGTTAGTATTTATGAAGATCCAACTACAAAACAAGAATATTATTATATCAAGGGATATAAATTATTAATTCCAATTAATAGAGAGGAAAATTTAATAGAAACAAAAAACAAAAGTGAATTATTAAATAAAGATACCAATCAATTGTTTAATAAAAATACAAAAGAAAATAATGTTAAAAATAATAATTCAAATAATTCAAATAATTCAAATAATTCAAATAATAAAACCAATAATAATTCAAATAATAAAAATAATAATATAGAAGATAATAAAACTAAAAATAATAACAATAGTGACACTATTGGTGATAATAACAATAATAACAATAATAACAATGAATCTAATATAGAAGATAAAAATAAAGTAAACAATGAAAGATTGAACAAATTAAAAGACTTAAATGATAAGGTAAATAATATTAATAAAAATGAAGCTAACAACATCTCTAATGATGATGAATCATATGTAGTTAATTATCTTCATAATTATATTAATAAAGATACTGGAAAACAAATAGTTAAAACTATATTAACTATTGCCATTATTGTAATGATTCTTACATTTGTATATTATTTAGTCAAATATTTTGGTAATAGAAATAGTAGTAATAATAATTTAGCAATGAGTAATAACAGTATGATAAATAATAAAAGATAATAAAGTAATTAGTTGATTAGTTTTTTTATTTTGTATTAAAATATTTTAGTAGGTTAAAGAATGGAATTAAACGATTCAGATGACTTAATAAAATTCATAAATAAAGAGAAAAAAAATCTAATAGAATTAGATTTAACACATTCATATAAGATATTTTGTAGATCTTTACCTAAAATAATATCATTATTATACAAAAAAACATATAATATCAATAATATTAATATAATGGATATTCTTATTCTAGGGGTCAATATGTATTATAACATATATTGGTTTATTCTTCGATATACAAATAATTGTGATGTTGCATTATTTTTATCAGAGACTAGTATTAATTTATTTATAGATTCAGTAATAAATTCTTATGAAACGATATATGATAATCCATTTAATATTAAACCAAATATTAGTGATTCTGTTAGATTTGCTTATAAAAAAACAATAGGACCACTTCAATGTCATATTGATATTAATGTAAATATAGATAAATATCAAACAGCTGCTCATATTGTTAAGATGTTTATAGTACAAATAATGTTAAAGATATTAACAAATGGAACACTAAATAATAAAGATGAACTATCAAAGAAAATATCACCTAAGATTGATGTAATAATTGATTTTATTCAAAATCAAAATAAACAATTAATTCAAAATATATGGCAAATTATATATTATATTATAAACAAAAATTCAGAGGAAATAACCAATAAACTGTATTATCAAATTAATCATTATATAGATAGTTTTACAGTAAACTGTGATGAAAAAAAAATAATAATTAATGAAATGGAATGGATTCATTTCAAACAAAGACAGATTTTAACAATATATAATAATACTAAAGCATTAATTGATATGATAACAGATTTATGTAAATAAATTTATAACTAATTCATAATCTTAATAATTATTCATCGTCTTCTTCATCATCTTCTACTTTTTTCTTAGACTTCTTCGATTTTTTACTCTTTTTGTCTAATTTAATTTTACCATCAACAACAACACCTACTTTTTCACCGGGGTTCATAACATCTTCTTGGTCTTCATCTTCAACAGCAAGGAATACTTCATTTTCGTCATTAGTGAAGTAATGTTTCTTTTTATATTGAACTAATGTAAGTTCAACCGCATTTTTGTCTTTTTCTTCATCATCATCTTCATCATCATCATCATCATTTGGTTCTGATTTTTTAGATTTCTTGGACTTCTTAGGTTTTTCTTCTTCCTCTTCTTCATCCTGTTCATCATCTTCATCCTCTACCGGTTCTGATTTCTTTGATTTTTTATCTTTCTTGGACTTCTTAGGTTTTTCTTCTTCCTCTTCATCATCTTCCTTATCTTTATCTTCTTCTTCATCATCATCCTCTACTGGTTCTGATTTCTTTGATTTTTTAGATTTTTTATCTTTCTTAGACTTCTTAGGTTTTTCTTCTTCCTCTTCATCATCTTCTTCATCTTCTTCATCCTCTTCATCATCATCAGATTTAGATTTCTTTGATTTTTTAGATTTAGACTTAGACTTAGATTTTTTATGATTCTTATCTTGTTCATCTTCATCATCATCATGCTCATCATGTTCATGAACGTCATCATCATCTTCTTCTTCTTCTTCATCATTAGTAAATTTATTTAATTTAACCTTTAGTGACTCATTTTCTTTTTGAAGTTCAGCTACTTGCTTAAGAAGTTTCTTAAGTTTTTTACTATCACCGATATCGTTTTGGTGGGTTTCTTTAAGTTGTTGGACGAATTCGTCAAGTTGTTGTTCAAAATTAGAGCTCATAATAAATAAATATTAAATAATATAGATTTAAGTAGATATTCAATTTTATTTTTTTTGGTATTTTTAACCGGTGTCATCGAAGTGTTTAAATAGTCATTTTTTTATATAAATGAAACAGAATAAGTTTATTTGTTATTAAAAATATATCTCTATAAAATTATTAATTGAAAATGTCAGAATATGAACCAACAAATGATGACATTCACATGATGCTTAAACAAGTCGTCATATCTGAAGAGGAAGCTAAAAAACTATTAATTAAATACAAAGGAAATATGTTTAATGCCATTTGTCATGCTATGGGAGATGATTCTCTGATTGATGAAAATGAAGAAGAAGAAGAAGAAGAAATAGACATTGCTGAAAATCATGTTGACCCAAAACATAGAATTACACAATTTAGAAATATTTTAGATAAAAAAGATAAAATATTCACAGAGGTTACTAAAAAAGAAGAAGATGAATTAGAAGAGATACATGAAATTGGATTTATTCCGTTTGGAGCAGATACTGTTAAATACAGTAAAGAAAATACAAAAATTACATTTAAATCTTTCTTAGAATTAGTTGCGAAACCGTTTATTGAAACTGGTAAACTGGAAAACTACAAATCATTAACATTTAAAGATATTAAAGCAGATCCAAATTTATTAGGAAAAAAACCAGTTAATGAAGAAGAAATGGAATTTATTAAAGAACAAAACCAAAAATTAATGGAAAAAGAAGAAGAGAAAAATAAACTTCAAGCTAAATTAAAAGAATTAGAATCAAGTGAAGAGAAAACGAAAGAATCAATTGATATAACATGTAATGATGATGGAATTGAAATAGATGTTACAATGGAAGATGAACAAGAAGATAATCATAATGAATCCAATATTGAAACTGTTATTGAAAAAACTGATAGAGTAGAAAATAACAAAGCCACAGAAGTAATTAAGAAACAATTAGAAGAATATTTTAAAGATAAATTAGAAGTAAAAAAATTAACAGGTAATGCTGATAAGATGGTAAGGAAATGGAGATGTATTCAAGCAGGTATTATTTATAAAGACTCTAATATTAAGTCTAAAGATATGTTAGGAATATTAGAATCTAAAATGGAAGCTAAACATATTAATAAACTTGCGACTAAATTATTAATACATAGTAAAATAATAAAAAATAACCAATTTTATGTAGGTAATGCAATTGTAGTTGATAAATGGTTCCATTATAATCGTGATTTAGAAAAAACAGGTTAAGTGTCTTTAAGTTTCTTAAATGGTTGAAATCCAAGTCTAGGTATAGGTAATTTCTTTCCTACTGCTAAAGAATCGGCACAGTTATTACCATACCACAAGAAATATTCAAAACTATCTGTATAGGAAGGTTCTTTCATATGACTTCTAACATGCATAAAACCAACTGGAATATCCAAGTTATCTAAACGTGCTAAAATATTATATATTTCTTTCCATAAATTAATATGTTGAATATCTTTATTTCCAGGCCTTTTCCAGTCTTTTAGTTTCCATATATATGTATATTGTGTTATTGACTTAATACAATATTGAGAATCAGATACAATAATAAATTTACGAGATAGAGTATCTTCTTCATCTTCTAAATATAATTGTTGTATTCTTTCTAATGCATATTTAATTGCAATAGTTTCACAATAATTATTGGTTTTGTTATTACGACCTGATTGGTTTTTTACACTTGGACTATAAAAATAGACACCATAACCTGATTTAAATTGTAATTCAGGATTTTTTCGATTACTACCATCTGTAAAAATATAATAATATTGATTCCAACTTTTTTGTCTAAAGATTGGTCGCATAAATCCAGGATAATTATAATAATAAATATATTGAATCTTTGAATTTTTACTCTTCAAAGAAGTATTATTAATTTTGTCTAACTTTTTATTTAATTCTTTTAATTCTTTATTTTCTTTTTTAATATTTTCTAGTAATTCACCATCTATGAATTTCTTTGCATCATCAATGGTATTAAATTTTTTGTATTTTGCATTTTTAAACCCAATTACATTTTGTTGGCATTCTAACCAATCTTTATATATACCTGGTTTTTTACCAGAACGAACAGCATAATAAGGCATAATTAAGATAAATATTTTATATATTATAAAGTTCATTTTATCAATTTTATTTATTGAAATAGTTTTGCAAAATTGTCATCAAATACACTTTGAAATTCAGTATCATTATATTGATAATGTGTTTCAGTATTATTAAATTGATTTTGCATATTCATTTTTAATAGTAAATTTTCTTCTTTTAATTGTATAAGTTCACTACCAATCTTATCTATAAATTTGATAGATTCATTAATTTTACTTTCTTCTTCATTACCTTTTATTTCTATATGTACTTTTTGGTTTTTTCTTGGAAATTTGGTTATTTCCATTTTAATGGACGATTCTTTTGAATTATGAATATGTTTCAATGTTTTTTGATGTTTTTTAAAAGAACTTTTAAGGTCAGTACTATAATCACAAACATCACATAAATATTTTTTAGTATCCACCATATATATTCTATGTAAATAAAACGTTTTTATGTCCATTACGTTATCATTTTAAATATTTTATCAACTATACAAATAAGTTTATTATTCATTTTTTATGGCTACATCTAAAAATACCAAAAAAAAGGAATTAAATGTAGATAGATTGGAACAATTAATTAACAAATTTCAAAAGAAAAAAACACTATCAAAACCATCTAGTGACTTAATGAGTTCTATCAATCAACGTATTCAAAATGTTAAATCTAAATCCAAAAGTATACAAAAACAAAGCATTAAAGACAAATTAGAAAAGGCAATAAGTAAACCCAAAAAAACTAAAATAGAACCAAAAAAAGTAACTCAAAAACCTAACACAAAAATAAAATCACCTAAGAAAACAGAAGTAAATTCTCATAATACAAGTAACAATATTAGTAATGATAATCAAGTTGTAAATGAAATAAATGAAATGTTAAAATTAGAAGATGAACGTAAGAAAAACCAAATTAAAACTATCACATCTGAAGAAAAACTCAAAAGGGAATATCTAGATACGTTCAATAAAGATAAACCCCCTTTAAATAATAATTCTGTTGTTAAAATACCTAGAAGATCACGTAAAAAAGTAGTACAACAAGTAGATGATAATAAAGTTAGATTTAGTCCAGATGTTAATTTAGTTACATATGATGTTTTAGAAGAGAAAACAAACAAACGTAAACCGTCTAAAAAAGTGAATCCACCTAAAAGAAAAACACAAATTAACAGAGAAACTTTACAAAATATGTTTACTGGTTTACAAAATAGGAAAAATAAAAAAAATACCATAAACTTCAAAGATAATATCAAAGCCAACACTAATTACATTAATTCACCTAAAAAACAATCATCTAAAAGTACTATTAATTATGACTCAAATATATTAAAGTTAATACCACCACATCTTAAAAATCAAATTAGTCCAGAAATGATTCTTAATAACCCATATATACGTCGTGATTTAGAACAACAATATAAACATACTGAGACTGAAAAGTTAAAAGAATTGAAAATGCAAAGAGAAAGAGAAAAATATTTAATGCAAAAACAATTATTTGAAGAACGTGAAAAGCGTAAAAAATTAGAAAAACAACAATACGAAATGTATCAAAGATTAAAAAAAGAAAAAATGAAACCAAAAAGAAATCCTAAATATACATTCAAAGAACCAACCAATACAATGGATATTAAATATAGTCCTAGATATAAAAGACATAAACATATAAAACCAAGTTATCAACAAAATATTAAACATGAAACACCGGATTCTAATGTTAAAATAATTTCTTCATCTTTAAGAACTGGTTCATCTAATCAAAATAGAGGTCAACATATTATTCAAAAAGAAAGAGGTCCTAGTCCAATTTTTATTGAACCTAAAACACAAAATATGATTAAAACTATAGCGATAAGTGATGAATCGGCTGGATATTTAAAAGGTAAAACAAAAAAAGAAATTATTAAAGACAAAAAACAACAAGATAAAACATTAAAAACTAATTTACAAGACAACCTAAATAAAATGATTGAAGCTCGTCGAAATAAAAATGGACCAACAACTAATGATAATAATAGAAGAGTTGTTAAATTGTCTGATACTAATAATTATAACACAATTAATAACAATAAACCTATAATAACGAAAAAAGAACCAGAATTAGATATTAGGTCATTATTAATGAATTTAGCCTCTAAAAACTCAATTGAAGAAATAAAGGAACAAATTACAATGATTACATCAGGAATTAGTAATAGTAGTGATAATTTAGATTTTCTAAATCAGCTGGAAAATATTAAAAATAAAATAGAGAATCCGATAAATCAATCTAAATTGTTAAATACTAATCCATCATCTATTAAAATTACAAAGGATACTTCCAGTAAGTTTGATAATCAACCTTTAAAAACACCTAAAAAAACCAGTCCTCGAAAAAGAAGAAGTAGAAATAAAACACCTACTAATAATACTAATAAACAAAATTTAGTTAAAAATATGATTAATCAAAATAATAATACAAATAAATTACAACAACAAAGGATGATGAAAATATTGATGCAAAAAAGAGCATCTCAAAAGAAACATATTTTTAATAATTTTAGATGGGAAAATCAAAATAGTGGTGAAGTGATTAATATACGAAATAAAAGAAGTTGGAAACATTATAAATTAGTTAATAGATTAAGGAAACCATATCATAAATTTAAGATAAATGGGGATATAATGTGTTATATTAATGACATTCCTAATAATATGGATACACATTTGATGATACAAAAGATGGTTGAAGCTGGTATTCTAAAGATAAAAGATAGATTTAGAAATTTATCAATTCCTATTTATAAGATACTTTTCCAGTTAACTTACAAACAGAATATTAAAATAAGATATATGTATTAAAAACCATTTTTTTTGTTTGTTTATTGTAAGAGTTAATAATGAAAAAAGATAAAAAAAGAAGTAAAAGAAAACTACGTAACAATCAAAATAAACCAAAAATATCAAAACATAAAAAAAGAATAACACAATCTGGTGGATCAGTGGTATTACTCAAACCTGAAAACATAAATGATAATAAAAACATTACAACTATTATTATGAACAATACTAATAATAAGAACAATAATCATAATAACAATAATCATAATAACAATAATTATAATAACAATAACAATAATAATAAAGTAAACAGAAATAATAATATTCCTAACTATAATAATACTCAAAACTATATAAATTTACATGATATTAAAAATGATTTGAAGGATTTAGTATCTGGATATTCAACACTGGAAAAGTCTTATAAAATAAAACACGGTGAAATTATGGTAATGTACAAAGCATATACTGATTTATATCAAAATGCAAAATCTCAAAATAATAACAGAGATGAATCTAAATATGAGAATAAATTAATCAGTATTAATAACGATATGATAAGTTGTACTAAGAAATATTGGAAGGATAAAGATAATATATTAGTTCGTATTAATAATATAAGAGATTATGTTAAGAATAATAAAGATTATTTTATTGATAAATTGGGGTTAAGTAAAGTTGATGTTAATAATACTTTGAATAATAATAATAACAATATGCATAAATTTAGTAATAATTATAATACCAAAACTATTGAAGAATTAAAGATTATTGAAGAAGAAAACAATACAGTTAAATGTCCTAAATGTAAGAAAGTAGGTATGGGTGTTTTAATGATTCCAGAACCAACACCTAAAAAGGAACCAGTTAGACCAGTTATTAATCAACATATTTATGTACAACCGGTTAAGTATAAATGTCCAATGTGTATGCATATTAAACCACAAAATTGTCAAGTGCCACAACAAAATTGTCAAGTACCACAACAAAATCAACAAACTCAAATATTAAATCAACAAATAATGAATTTAACTAACTTACTACAACAAACAAAAGAAACAAAACCAGAACCAAAGACAGAAACAACTATGGTACAACAGGGTTTAAAAATGGAGTCATCAAATAGTAAGAATAAATGTATGGAAGAAGTTTTAAAGAATCCTAAACAAGGTGTTGATTTGCAACAACAAGTTCAACAATGTATGATGCAAGAGAAGGTAAGTTTAAATGAAATAGATGTAGCTTATTTAAGAAAACACAATGAGTTAATGACAATGTATAAAGCTTATCAACAATTATATGCCAAGGTAAATGAATACAAAGATAAATTAGATGATGTTAAATCTGTTAGAGTATCATCTTTTTTAACAAGAGAACAATTATCTAAGATGGTTGAGGATCAAAGTAGAATTATGGGAAGTTTAGCTACTATGCAACAAAATATGGTTGTGAAAGGTGTACTGTCTCCTTCAGAAACAGTAGATGTATCTCAAATTACTGGAAAACAAATTGATGATTTAAATAATAATTTAGGAAATCAAATTAATAATATTGTTAAAGAAAAACAATCAAATGGTATTGATAGTAAAACAAAACGTCAAATTAATAGTCTATTAAATCAACAAAAAAATCAAAGGGATAACAAAGACGAATTTAAAGGTAAAATATTACAAATAATGGGTATGGGACATATACCATCCAACAATATTAATAATAGTTAAATAATAGTTAAACAATAGTTAAACAATAGTTTAGATTATAAATATTTTATTTATATTTTTTATGGTATTTTATTGAAGTTATATGAGATTCTTTTTTTTCGAATCTTATATTATAATTGATTGTAAAATATATGGCCGGAGATTCAAATAGAGAGACATGGAAATATGACCCAGACTCAACTCATTATGATAATCAGGTTACTAAATTACCAGAAAATTTAAAAGATGGAGCTGAAGCACGTCAACATATAGGTAGATTAAGTCCTAATGTCCAACCACAAATTAAAGCTAGAATGAGAAGTGGAACACAACCAAGAGTACCTGATAGAATTTTTAAAACCGCTCCACCAGCAAATCTATTAGGAACTCCAGCAGAAAAAGAGAGAGCTGGTAAATTTGCTAGAGCTACATACAATGATACAGAACTAGCAACTCCACAAGATAGATATAACGCATTTTCACCATCAAATGATAGATATTCCTATGTAACACCTACTGGACCAATTAATGAACATAATTATAGACATAATGGTTCTTTAAAAGAATATACACAAGGTTATAATAAAGATGGAGATAATACTTTAATACAAACTGGAGATGTAACAGATGAAGGAACTGCTGAAGATGTAACTGGTCCAGTTTTTTATGATAATAATACACAACATTTTCAAGGTAACAATCCATATCGTGTTACTACTGACACAGTTGATAAATTTGTAACTGATACAGCTCGACAAATGGTAGGTACTACTCCAGGGAGAGTTACCAGAGACCCAGATACAGATGAAATTACTGGAGCAACACCACGTTCTAGTGAGAAAAGGAAAGATACACAAAGAACATTATCAAATTTAAGTAGAAGTTTATTAACTACATATGATAATTTAAATTTAGATCCAACAGATTTTAGAAATATTCATCGTGGAAATGGTAATCCGGATGATTTAAATGCTGATGACCAAGCAAAATATAATGATGCGAGAGGCAAATATGATGATATTGCAAAGAATTTAAACTATTTAAATTTAAATGATGACAGTACTAAATGGTCTGGAACACCAATGTATCATCGAGAAGGCGGAATATCTTATCAAACTGGAAATGGAGATAATGTTTTATTTAAAAATGATGATAATGATGATGATTTTGCAGATAATGTTCAAGATTTAATTATGAATCAAGGTACAGAAGGTAATTCACCTTTTTATTTTAAACCAGAATTAAGTGACTATAAAATTAAAGTTGCTGATAAAAAAAGTGCTATTGCATTATCTCATACACTAAGACAATTCTTTGATTTACAAGTTCTTTATTACAAAAAACATATTGAAATCTTACAAGTTTTCCAATTGCTTGTTATCTTTTTTGAGAAATATAATTATTCAATCAATTCTCTTATGTATATTCTTGAACATTTAGTTAAAGATAAAATTAAACCAATTGAAGGTGAACCAACTGAAGGTGAACCAATTGAGGTTGCAATTCCAATTGATTTTACTAAATCAATTATTGGAATGTTAAAGGACCAAAAGCAAATGATGAATGTTGTTGCAGGCTTTAAAGCTCATTTAGGTATGCAAGATGGTGGTTTACAAAGACAAGGTAATGATGTTATCATGCCAGATGATAACATATTTCTTGATAATACCCATGGTGGTGTTTATGCAACTTCTGTATTTAGAAGAGGACATGATGGACCATATGAAAATTATGGTGGTCCTGATGCAACATGGTATCCTACATTCTCTGTTGATGGGCAACCATTGAATGAGGCTATTTCATATATATTAGATGGAAATGGTAGGGAATTTTTCAGTCCTGAAATTATTGGTATGGGTCCAGCACCAGCACCAGTACCAGCCGTAGGTCCACTACCTCCACCACCAGGAGGAGTTCCCCCACCACCACCTATTCCACCTGCATTGGGAGGAGGTCCAGCACCAGCACCAGCACCAGTAGTAGATCCTCCACCTGCATTGGGAGGAGGTCCAGAACTAGCACAAGTAGTAGCACCTAGAGCACCTGCATTTGGAATGAGAGGACACGATGCTGTACCTTTACCATCAGCTTCAGCAGCAGCATCACAATCTAGTAGAGGTTTCGCACCACCACAACAACCAGTACCAAGATGGGGGGATTCTAGAGGTGCGAATGTAGTAATGCAAAACTTTAGACCACCTCAACAAGCAGGTTATTTTAGTAATGAAGCAAATTTAAATACAGAAATAATACGTTTAATGAAAAGAAAATTAAATAACCTACCTGGTTATGGAAATGATGCTACTATATTTAATGGTATTAAAAACGGAGAATATGATAATGATTCAATAATAGAACAAAATTATATAGAAATTAGAGGGCAACTTATTGATAAGATGACAATAGAACAAGCGAAAGCATTAAATATAGAGATCAATAATATAAGATACAACAGAGGTGGTGAGTTTATATTTAATACAAAACCTGGTATAAGTGAAGATGTATATGATAAAGTAACTCAAATTTTACCAAGTTAATTCCGTTAAAGGAACAATAAAAAGACAGCTCCTATACTTATTATATAAGTAATAAAGCTAAAGTTAGTTATATAGAAATAGTAGAATATAAGTACAATAGGTATACCAATAAATGGACTTAATTCAGCAGGTTCTTCTGGGTTCTTTTCGAATAGTTTAGTAATAAGTACACCAACAAATCCGATTATAATTAAACCACCAAATACAATTAAAGTATTTTTATTCAATAACATTATTTAATTTAATACAACAAAATAAATAATATTTTATTAAAATAAGCAATAGAATATTTAATTTATGAATATAAAAAACATTCTATGGTCTACTTTCATGTCACATGGATTTAGATGGTTATTATTTTTTTCGGTACTCATTTTAAATTTTATCGCATATTATCAAGATCCAACTAGATATACTATTAGACCAAAATGTTACTTTAATACTCCATGTAAATGGTTTAATTATACAGCTGGTATGATGACATTTACTATGGATATTATAACATTTATTGGTCTTTGGTATACCATTGCACCATCATGGCTTCTAAATTCACTTCCACAATTTTGGTTTATTCCATTTATTTTATTAGGGTATGCAATTATTACACAAATTACAATAGATAGTTCAACAATCGAAGACCACAAAGAGATATTAGCATCGCCACCATCTGGAATATGGCCTAAACAATGGCGTATAATTTTATATACTATAATTTTATTAATTGATACAATAGTGTTTGCTCAAATGTATATTGATAGTGGTGTAAATGATTATACTAAAAAATTTAAAATATTTGACTTTGTAGTTAAAGGAAGATTTGGAGGATGGTCTAATGGTAATTATGTACAGTTCTTATTTTCATGGATGGCTATTATTGGTGTTTGTATTGATATATTATCTTTGTATTTTGTAGCTACATACAATTCTTGTTATTATGAATTACCTATATCTTGGAACTTCTAAAATTGAATATATTTAATTTAAATTAATATTTGACATTTCTTATTAGATAATGTCAGATTCTATGGATGAAGAAACTGATAATCTAAAAAACTTTAAGCTTCCAAATATTAACATTCAAGATGTTTTAATGCCTCCTAATGTTAAACTAGATTTATATGAAAGTGATATGAAACCAGGGATACCAACTAAAGTAAACAATGGTTGGTCCAAAAAAAAAGAAGATAAACTAAAACAACTTTCGGAGGAAAATCAAATTTATAAGTGGCTTATGGATCAGGAATCTAGAAGATATAATAGATATGATACAATGATTGTTGTACCTCTTATTCTTTTATCATCATGTTCTGCTCTAAGTAGTTTTATAAGTGTAACATTAGATGAAGATGCATTGAAAACCTTTAGTATCATTTCTGGTGTAGTTCAGGCAATTATATTTGCATTAGCATTGACAAAACAATCATTTAATCCTGGAAAAACTAGTCAAATATTCTCTATAACCAGTAAAAAATATAGTATTATGAATAATCATTTTGCTCAGATATTAACAGAAGATGTTACTGAACGTATTAATGGTACTCTTTATTTAAGAGAGAAACTTAAAGAACTTAATGATTTATATGAAAATACACCAAAAGTATCTGATACAACATGGAGTAAATTTTATAAAGAATTACAATCTGGTAATTTACTTGATATTAACACTAGTGTTTTAATGAGACGTGCTTTTATTAGTAAACTTAAATATGAAACCGTTACAAGTCAAAATGATAATAGTAGTAATTCAGAAACTAATATAGATGAACCATATACATTAGTGAAGACAATTCCAAATAAAGAAAAATCAAATACTACAATCGTAATTACAGAGGACACAAAACCAAATATAATAAAAAATCCAATAATAAATGAACTTGAAATTGAACTTCAAAAACAAAGCAAAGAAGAAATTGAAAAACTTATGAAACGAACTAAGTTTCAAATTAATAGATTAGCTTGAAAAAATATTATGCAGATAAATTAAAATTTTTATTTACTTTTCTTTTGTGTTCTTTTACAACTTTCATTATTTTTTTTATCGAAGAAAAATTAAATGGTTTTTTTAATAAATATTGGATTCCTATTTTAGAACATTTTTCATTCATATGTAAATCTTCTAAAGCAGTAACCGCAATCATAAATGGATATTCTTTATCAATATTATTATAATGTTCCAATATTTTAGTACTGGCTTGAAAACCATCCATAAT